GTCTGTTACGATGATAGTAGCTGTTCCTGTACTATCATTTACTCTTAATTTTCTAAAAAATACTGACATAATTATTATATTTAAATTAATACTTGTTAAAGCAACGGGGGGTATCCCCGTGCCAATTTTTAGCTGGGGATCAGATTGCTAGAACCTCTTAAGCACGCCAAACACATAACTTTTAGGGGGGCGTGAGCAAATTTTACATGAGGCGGGGGACATGTTCTGACTCAAAAATTTTTATAGAAATTTTAAATTTAGTATATTGTTCTTATAGAAGAGTTACTAACTTAAATAAATGTTATGGCAGAATCTAATGAGTCAGATGATATAATGGGTAAAATACAACAGCAGCAGTTGGACGATATATTGTTAGATCAAGCATATAACAATTCGTGGCTGATACTTTCGGGGCAAATCACTTTTGATGAATTGATACAACATGAATTTAATAGTGGTAAAGAATTTATAATGTCTTATGATCCGGACAACGGACCCAAAGAGGAAGAATTAGAAAATATGATAGCATACTATATAGATACTGAGGACTATGAGAAATGTGCAAAGCTTCAAAGTATATTAGATAATGCTTATCCAAAAACAACAGCATAATGGCACTTAAGAAATCAAGTAAAAAGAAAAGTACAGTTAATAGTAGTGGTAATTACACTAAACCCACAATGCGTAAAAGATTGTTTAATTCAATTAAAGCAGGAAGTAAGGGTGGACGTGCTGGTCAATGGTCTGCTCGTAAAGCTCAAATGCTCGCAAAACGTTATAAAGCAAACGGAGGAGGATATAAAACAAAGAAATAATGGATGCAAAAAAATTAAAAGAAATATCAAGCCAATTAAAAAAGGCGTCTGCTATGCATAAAGGGCAAGCAGCTAAAATTGACAGATTAATTAAGTCAATGTCAAAAAAGAAAAAATGATTAAGGTTATAAAAGATAAAATTAAACGTTTTAGATATACATACAATACTCTTATGAGAATTAATCTTGGTCAACTAAGAATAACTAAAAAAGGAAAAGTAAAAAAAAATGAATAAAAAAATCATTTCAATAATGTTATGTTGTATGTTATTATTTACTTGTGGTTCATCCAAACCTTCAATAGGAAAAGATGAACAAAAAAAAGAAGTGGTAAATGATAATAATGATCCATTAATGAATTTACTTTTATCAGCTTTAGTTATTTATTCAATAAAAATATTATTTGCAAGATAATGGCAAAAACTAAACAACAAAAAAGTCTTACTAGATGGACTAAGCAGAAGTGGAGAACACCAAGCGGAAAGAAAAGTTCTGTAACTGGTGAAGTGTATGCACCATCTAAAACTATTTCGAAGTTAAAGAGTACAAAAAAAGGAAAAGCTAAATTAGCTGCAGCAAATAAAAAGAAACGTGCTGCCACTAAAAAAGGCAAACAACATGCTAAACACGGATTGCATAAAGGTAAAAAAAGATAATGGGAAATATACTAATAGATATGATGGGATTATTATCCCGTAAAAGAGTAGTAAAAAAATATGAAGATACAGATTTCATTGTTTTAGGTAGAAGACCTAATCCAGATGATAGTATGTTTAATACACCTAAAATGTATAATGAACTCATATCTATGAAAGATCTTAGATCTGCATTTGATGTAGGTGAAGTTACTGGTAGTGGTACTACAGGGTTTTTACCAGTATATACAGATGGAGCAAATAGTGTAATTGGAGATAGTCAGCTTAGACAAGGTCAATTAGGTAATGGCCTTTACCAGATGAGAATGGAAAATACTGATAGATTTATTATAAATAAACCTAGTTCAGTTGTAGCAGGAGATCCGGAGTATTTAGTACAACAAGATGGTCAATATAAAGTTTCTTTTGGTTGGGATGATGATGGTGATGGGTTTGGTTTTATGTACAACTATAGTGGTGCCGGTCTTAAATTAGGAGCAGCTGGAAATAACCCAATGATTGAAATAAAAACTACTAGTGGATCAGAAGAAATAGATTTACACAAATCTATTAAGTTTGTAGACTACGGATCTGGTAGTAAAACTGGAACAGCTACTTATAATTTATCTGTTGATGCTAGCGGAAATGTTATAGAAACAACTGCTGGTGGAGGTAGTGGAATATCTCAAACAACAGGTACCATTACACCTTCAGTATCTGCAGGAATATCTGGTATTAATTATAATCACCAATATGGATATTGGACTAGAACTGGTAACATGGTAGATGTATATCTAAGTATAAGCATAGGAACTTTTACAAAGACTGATTTAACTCAAGCTTTAGTTCTTAAGGATGCATTTCCTTATGATATACATAGTCAAAGACAATTTTTTAATGGTGATATACTATCATATGTAAACATTAGTGATTCAGGAACTGCTATTCCAGCATTATACATAGCAAATCCTAATATAGTTGGAGCAGCTGCTTATGATATTCAGTTTATACGTTCTGCAAACTATTCACTTACAACTTCAAATACAATTACAACTAATGAAATGTCTACTGGAAGTTTTGCAGTTGAATTAAGTTTTAGATATAGATGTACAGATTCAACAACATTGAGATCAGGTGCATCAATTGACTCTTAAAATTATTTGATATAACAAAAAAGAAAGATACAATATAATAAAAATGGCAAGAATACCAATATATCAAAAACAATTTGTAACATTAACACAGGCAACATTACAAACTGCTGCAGGATTAGGTGGTCAGGTACAAACAGATATATATGGGGTGCCGATTGCTCCAAAAATAACAACACAACCATTATATATAGATGCCACACAAATTATAGGTGTTACAGAATATTATGACATACCTACAAATAAATATTTAGATTTAAGATATATATATACTGGTGTTGGTTTATTACCAATTATTGTTACGGAAACATATGCAGAAATAAAAACAATATTAGATGGTATAGATTGTGATGATCTATGTACTGACTCATAAAATAAAAAACATGGCAAAGAAAAAAGATAGTAGATTAACAAGAGCTGGTGTGTCAGGTTATAATAAACCTAAACGCACACCATCACATCCAAAAAAGTCACATGTAGTTGTGGCTAAAGTAGGAGATAAAGTTAAAACTATACGTTTTGGAGAGCAAGGTGCTAGTACAGCAGGCAAACCTAAAGCGGGTGAATCAGCTAGAATGAAAGCAAAACGTAAATCTTTTAAAGCAAGACATGGTAAAAATATTAAAAAAGGTAAAATGTCTGCTGCATATTGGGCTGATAAAGTAAAATGGTAGATCAATTAATAAAAAGTGCGTCAGAACACGGTCAAGAAAGTAAATTGATAGAAGAAGTAAATAGATTAAAAGCAAATAATCCAGATAAGTCAGATAATACTTTATATAATTTAGCTTATCAAATAGTTATGAAGACATGACAGAGTCAAGCATTAAAAAATTAGGATTTAAAAAGGTAAATGTAAGTGCTGATGAAAGTGGAGATACACCATTTTATTTTTACACTTATAGAGTGGGTGGTATTGAATTAATATCTAATAGTCATGATAATCTTCAAGATGAATCATGGATGGTTGAAATATTGGAAGGAAATATACAATTTAACAATATATCTGATGTCAAAGAGTTGTTAATTATTCTTGAAAGAAATAAATTATAATAAACTTTTTTAATTTAAACATTTTTTATATATATTTGTTATTATTAACTTAAATTTATAAAAATGGAAAATACAAAAACCAATCCTGAGTTATCTGAAAAAGATCCACAGCTAACTAAAGAACAACTTGCAGAACGTAGAGAAGAAATAACTGCATTCTACAAAGACAACATTCCACATTTAGAAGTACAAGCTGATTATGAAATGCTTTTATCTGCAATTGAAAAAGCTAGAGCAGAACGTATGCAAGCTCAAATGTACATGGCACAACAATATGCTGCACAAAAAGAAGGAGGTCAACCATCAACTCCTGAAGCAGATGAATTTAAAGCTGCTATGGATAATGCAATGAACCCTTCATAGTATGAAGATGTTAAAAGTAGGATCATCTGGTCCTAACGTAGTTGTACTTCAAAACAAATTAGGGATAAAAGCTGATGGTATCTTTGGCCCTAATACTGAAAAACATGTAGATAGATTTCAACTTACACATAATTTACCTGTTACAGGTATAGTAGATAATGATATGTGGTCATTGTTAATGAATTTACAATTGACTAGACCGGAAGAAATTGATGAAGATACTGACTTACAAGGTCAGTATTATAAAACAAATTTTGATCAAACAATACATAAACATTATTTACCTAAAGGAGAATATATTAATGGACCTATAGTCAATGAATATATTTTTTTACACCATACTGCTGGTCATGCTAATCCTCATGCATGTATAGATATGTGGGGTAGAGATTCACGTGGGCGTATAGCAACTGAATTTGTATTAGGTGGTATTGATCATAGAAATGGAAATAATGAACATGATGGTACTTTAGTTCAAGCTTTTCCTACAGGTGCACAAGGTTGGCATTTAGGTAAAACAGGATCAGGTTGGATGAACCGTCATTCAGTTGGTATAGAGATTTGTTCTATGGGGTATTTAACTCATGATAATAGAACATATGTAAATTCACTATGTCAAGAAAATCAAGTTACTTTATTAAATGAACCATTTAATGGACATAATAAGTTTCATAGTTACTCAGAAGCCCAAATAAAAGCAACAGAGAAATGGATAAGGTATATAGGTGAAAGAGATCAAATTGACATTAGATTAGGATTAAAACAATTTATACAAAAGCATGGACCTACTAAAGGATTTGGATTTCAAAAAGATGCATATTTAGGTAATGTAAAAGGATTATTAACACATACAAATGTTAGGAAAGATAAAACTGATTGTTATCCTCATCCTGATTTAGTTGATATGATATTAAGTTTATGATATGGCATTAGTTAATAAAGTTGATTTAAAAATGAAAGTTGATATGGATATAAGTATTCAATATCAAATTATGACATATTGTTTTTTTAATAATATACTTATTAGTAATTCAGATCTAAAATTTTTAGCAGAACTATCAAAAAATAAAGATATAGAGTTAACTAAATTTTGTTTGAAACTTGTACAAGATGGTGTTTTTAAAAGTCCTCAATCTGCTAGAAATGCAATTACAAAAGCTGAAAGAAAAAGTTTATTAATTAAAAAAGGTAATAATAAAAAAACAATAGCTCTTCAAAAGAATATTAGTGTTCAAACAGAAGGGTTGGTTTTGCTTGATTATAAAATATTAGGTAGTGAATCCAAAGAGCCATAAAGATATTAAAAAAGGTATTGCAGATGAAGTTGGTGTACATAATACAGTTGTAGATGAATTTATAACTTTTTATTATGCTAAGCTTAGAAAGAAATTATCTAATTTAAATTACCCAAGAATACAAGTAGATGGTTTAGGAACTTTTTATTTAAGAAAAAACAAACTTGAAAAAGCAATTAAAAAGAATAAAAGTATTTTAGGTAATTTAGCTAAAAGAACTTATGTAGGATTTGCAAAAAGTGAAGAAATTAATAAAAATGTTGAACAAATGGAATCAGCACTACAACAAATGGAAAAAGATATATTAAATAAAAAGAAATTTAAGAATGAAAAGTAAGTGGAAAAAATATTTAGATATATTTAAAAATGCTGATAAAATTGCTGATGGCATTGCTAACTCACTTTTTAAAAAAGAACATGTTGAGGCTATAGCTACAGCTAGATATCAAATATGTATAAAATGTTCACTCTTTGATGCACAAGGTAATGATTGTGTTGCTCCAGGAACACAACCATGTTGTTCAGATTGCGGTTGTAGTTTAGGATTTAAAGTGAGATCATTAGCATCTGAATGTCCTAAAGGTTTTTGGGATGCAGTGACATCAGAAGAACAAGAAGAATTAATTAATAATCAAATAGAAAACAATGGTACAGATTAATTATTACATAAACAATGAAGTAACAACAGTATACACTAATCAAGAGAATCAATTGTGGTATACTACAATAGTATAATATTATGGCAATAAAATTTCAAGAAGAAGGTCATGTATATGAAAGTATAGATGGTGACAATATTCAATGGACTGGAGTAACAACTTTTATAGGTAAATTTAAACCTAAATTTGATAGAGATGGTCAAGCTAAGAAATCATCAAAGAATAAAAGGTCTAAGTGGTATGGTATGACACCTAAAGAAATTATTGCAGCATGGGATGGTGAAACTGAAAGAGCTATTACATTAGGTAATTTTTATCATAATCAAAGAGAAGCAGATATGCTTGACTTCAAGACTATTGAACGCAATGGTATAGAAGTACCTATTATTAAACCAATAATAGATGATAATGGTATTAAAGTTTCTCCAAATCAAAAACTAGAAAATGGATTATACCCTGAACATTTGGTTTATTTAAAGTCTGTTGGTTTATGTGGTCAAGCAGATGTTGTAGAAGTAGTAGATGGAGTGATAAATATAAATGATTATAAAACAAATAAAGAAATAAAAGAAAAAGGTTTTACAAATTGGGAAGGTATAACAAACAAAATGTATAATCCAATAAGTCATTTAGATGATTGTAATCTTAATCATTATAATTTACAATTAAGTATATATATGTATATTATTAAAAAGCATAACCCTAAACTCAAAATTGGTAAAATGACAATTCAACATGTTAAGTTTAAACAAGTTGGAGAAGATAAATTTGGTTATCCAATTAATGAACATGTCAATGGTGAACCTGTATTAGATACAATTAAAATTTATGAACTACCATATTTAAAAGATGAAGTAATGTCTTTGATGATGTGGATAAAAGATAACAAATCATGATAGTAAGATTATTTGATATAGAAAATAGTAACTTAGTAATAACAGAACATTGTCATGCATTACCTTTTCTTAAAAAAATTATGGAAGAATATCCAGACACTTATATGCCCATCTATAAATATTTATTTTATATGACATGTCCTAATCCAGATTTAAATCCTTTTTTTAATTTACCTGAACATGAAAAGGAAGATATTATTATTGAAGAGATTGAGCTTGAAGAATCAACTGAAGATCCTCCAATTAGATATGCTAAGGCAATGTGTGAAAAATTATATCAGACACCAACTTATAGAGCATATGTAGGTATTAAGTCTATGTTAGATAGATTAGCAAAATATATGGAAGTAACAGCTATTGAACATGGTAGAGATGGAAATATAAATTCAATGGTAAATGCTGCTGCAAAATTTGAATCAATTAGACAATCATATAAAGGGGCATTTACAGATATGAGACAAGAACAAGACAGCTCTGTGCGTGGTGGTGCAGGTTTAGCTTATGACCAATTATAAAATCAACAATTATGGCAGAAAAAATTATTCCAGTAGGACAAAAATTATTAATCAAAGAAATAAAGGCAGAAACTAAAACTGCATCAGGACTTATTATTCCAGAAATAGCACAAAAAATAACTTATAGAGGTAGAGTTGTTGGAATAGGTGATTCTGTAAAAGAAATAAAAATTGGAGATGTGGTGCAATATGCTGAACATGCTATGCCAACTCCAATGAAACATGATGGGCAAGAACACCTATTATTGCAAGTAGGGGACGTATATGCCATCATAAGAGATGAGTAGGATTATACCCATATTTGAAAATCATAAATGGTCAACTAGAGAGTTTGAGTCAGATAATCATTTCAGAGAATTTTTAGAATCTATTTTTAAAGAACCTGGTAATTATGATTTTGACAACATAGCATGGCTATTTAATGAAGAAGCAAAAAGATTTAATTCAGAAGGGAACTATTGTAATAAACCTTTTAGATCAAAAGATTTTACTGCTTATTGGGAAGATCAAAAAAACAAATGTAGAACGGGAGTTATATTTAAAAGCGGTAATAAACAATGGTATCTTACTAGAGATTATTACATGTGGCTTAATTTCTTACCAATATTTGATAAAGAAGAAAAAAAATATGGATTTGCAAAAGTAAGAGATGCACAATACCATATGGCATTATATGAGATTATTGCAGAGTTAAATAATCAACATGCTGCCATTCTTAAAAAAAGACAGATAGCATCTTCATATTTTCATATGGGGAAAATCATTAATCAATATTGGTTTGAAGAAGGATCTATATGTAAGATTGGTGCATCACTTAAAGATTATATAAATGATAAAGGATCTTGGAAGTTTTTAGAAGAATATAAAACATTTTTAAATGAACATACTGCATGGTATAGACCAAGCAATCCTGAGAAGGTTTTACTTTGGCAACAACAGATTGAAGTAAAAATAAATAATAGAAAAACATCAAGAGGTCTTAAATCAAAGATACAAGGTGCTTCTTTTGAAAAGAATGCTACTACAGGTGTTGGGGGTCCTTGTACTTATTTCTTTCATGAGGAAGCTGGTATTGCTAAAAACATGATGCAGACATATGAATATTTACGTCCTGCTATGTCTTCTGGTATGATGACAACTGGTCAATTTATTGCTGCTGGTTCTGTAGGTGATTTAGAACAATGTAATCCTTTAAAGGATATGATACTAAATCCAACTGCTAATGATATATATGCAGTAGAAACTAATTTAATGGATGCTGATGGTACAATAGGCATGGCAGGGCTGTTTATACCAGAACAATGGTCTATGCCTCCTTATATAGATAAATTTGGCAACTCAGAAATAGATGAAGCAATTGTAGCTATTAAAAATGAAAGAGCAAGATGGAAAAATGAATTAAGTGGTGAACAATATCAATTAAGAATATCTCAAAAACCACTTAACATTGCTGAAGCATTTGCGTATAGAAAAGAGTCTGTATTTCCACAAGGTATATTAAGTAAGCAATTAAAAAAGATTGAAGAAAAAGAATATCCTTATGAACTTATTGAACTTGATAGAGATCAAACAGGCATTACTGCTAAACGTACAAATAAATTACCAATAAGTGAATTTCCAGTAAATAAAAAACAACAAGATAAAACTGGAAGTATTGTAGTTTGGGAAAGACCAATTGAAAATCCTGGTTTTGGAGCATACTATGGTTCTATTGACCCTGTGTCAGAAGGTAAAACAACTACATCAGATTCATTGTGTAGTATATATATTTATAAAAATGCTACAGAAGTAACTAGAGATATAGGTGCTGGGGATGTTGAACAATTTATTGAGAAAGATAAGATAGTAGCAGCATGGTGTGGTAGATTTGATGATATTAACAAAACACATGAAAGATTAGAACTTATAATAGAATGGTATAATGCATGGACAATTGTTGAGAATAATATTTCTTTATTTATTCAACATATGATAGCTAGGAAAAAACAAAGATATTTAGTTCCTAAACAACAAATACTATTTTTAAAAGACTTAGGATCTAATAGAACGGTATATCAAGAATATGGGTGGAAAAATACAGGAACATTATTTAAAAGCCATTTAATATCTTATGCAATAGAGTTTTTAAGAGAAAGCATTCATGAAGAAACAGATGATCATGGATCAGTTATGTCACAGACATTAGGAGTAGAAAGAATACCAGACCCAATGCTTATAAAAGAAATGCTAGCTTATTATCCTGGATTAAACGTAGATAGATTAGTTACCTTTGGTGCATTAATTGCTTTTGCTAAAATACAACAATCTAATAGGGGATATTCTAAAAGGCGTGAATCAGACGATAATTCCTTGGTAAATCCAGAAAAAATAAGTAAATTAAAGTATAGTAGTCCGTTTAAAAATATTGGGCGTAAAAGAGGTTTGGGTGGTTCTAAAATAAAAAGATCCGGATTTAAAAACATTAAATAGAGTAAATCAATATGAGAGTATTAAACGCCATGCAAATGAAAAACGGTGCCACTGCAGAAAGTGGACCTACGTTTTCTAGTCTAACTCAACCAGTACAATTTTTACCATATTCTAAAAAGACAGATGATTGGGCAGCTTGGAATTTAGATTGGTTAGAACTTCAAGGTATTGAGTTTTTAAGACTAAATTCTAGAAGACTTCTTAAAAATTATAAACTTGCAAAAGGTATAATTGATAAAACAGATTATATTGTTGAGCCCGATAATGAGTATAAAGATTTAATGGATACTTTAACAGCTGAGAATGACTCAGCGTTAGAATTAAAATTTTATCCTATTGTTCCTAATGTTATAAATGTATTAACAGGTGAATTTGCTAAAAGATATACTAAAGTACAGTTTAGAGCAGTAGATGACGCATCTTATAATGAGATGCTTGAACAAAAAAGAATACAAGTAGAAGAAGCATTATTAGCAGATGCAGAAGCTAATTTAGTGCGTAAGATGATTGAGATGGGTATGGATCCTTCATCAGAAGAAGCACAACAACAACTATCTCCAGAAGGATTAAAATCATTACCTGAGATAGAAGACTTTTTTAGCAAGTCTTATAGAAGTATGGTTGAAGAGTGGGCATCACATCAACTTGCAGTGGATGAAGAAAGATTCAAAATGCAAGAACTTGAGGAAAGAGGATTTAGAGATATGCTTATTTCAGATAGAGAATTTTGGCATTTTAGAATGTTAGAAGATGACTATGATATTGAGCTTTGGAATCCTGTACTAACTTTCTATCAAAAATCACCAGATCAAAGATATATAGCAGATTCAAATTATTGTGGTAAAGTAGATTTAATGACTGTATCTGATGTTGTTGATAGATATGGATATTTAATGGATGAAAAACAATTGAAATCTCTTCAAAAAATATATCCAGCTAGATCTGCACAATATCAAGTTAACGGATACCAAAATGATGGGGCATATTATGATGCAACTAGATCTCATGAATGGAATACACAAATGCCAGGTTTAGCATATAGACAATTTACATCTAATTATTGGGATGATCCTGCAAGAGGTGGTGATATACTTAGTGAAATACTAGATGAGAATGAAGATGTATCTATGTGGGGTGAAGGTAACTTAATGCGTGTTTCAACTATATATTGGAAGACACAACGTAGAATAGGTCATTTAACTAAAATTGAAACAGATGGTGAAGTAACCCAAGAAATAGTAGATGAAACATTTAAGATTACTAAAAAGGGTGTTTATGATAGTTCTATATTTAAACAAAAGAGTAAAGAAAATTTATTAGAAGGTGAGCATATTGAATGGATATGGATAAATGAAGTTTGGGGTGGTGTAAAAATTGGTCCAAATTTACCGGCTATGTGGAGATCTACTATGGGTGACAACATTAATCCTATTTATATAGGTATTAATAGAACTAAACCTGGTAGATTGCCATTTCAATTTAAAGGTAATAATACACTTTATGGTTGCAAACTACCTGTAGAAGGTAGAGTATTTTCTGATAGAAATACTAGATCTACATCATTAGTTGATCTAATGAAAGCTTATCAAGTTGGGTACAATATGGTTAACAACCAAATTGCTGACATTCTAATAGATGAATTAGGAACAGTAATAATGTTTGATCAAAATGCTTTACCACGTCACTCAATGGGAGAAGACTGGGGCAAGAATAATTATGCAAAAGCATACGTAGCAATGAAAGATTTCCAAATGCTACCTCTTGATACATCAATTACAAATACTGAGAATGCAACTAACTTCAATCATTATCAAACTCTAAACATGGAGCAGACTAATAGATTGATGTCTAGGATTCAACTTGCAAATTATTTTAAACAACAATGTTTTGATGCTATTGGTATTAATCCTCAACGTCTCGGTGGTGCTGTATCAGCACAAACAGCTACAGGGGTTGTACAAGCTATGCAACAATCATATGCTCAAACAGAAATGTATTTTGTACAGCATTCAGATCACTTAATGCCAAGAGTGCATCAAATGAGAACTGATTTAGCACAATATTACTATAGTACTAACCCAAGCGTTAGATTGTCTTATATATCTACAGAAGCAGAGAAGGTTAATTTTTCTATCAATGGTACCGAACTATTACTTAGAGATTTTAATGTATTTGCAACTACTAAAACTAATCACAGAGCTATATTAGAAAACCTTAAACAAATGGCTCTTACAAATAATACTACAGGAGCAAGTATATATGAACTTGGAAATATTGTCAAAGCTGATTCAATTGCTGAAGTAACAGATATTCTAAAAGATTCTGAAACTAGACAACAAACAATGCGTCAACAAGAAATGCAACAGCAACGTCAAATGCAAGAGCAACAATTACAAGCTAAAGCACAAGAAGAACAACAAAAGCTTCAGGTTGAAATTGATGAAAATGCTAAGGATAGACAAAATGATGTTACTATTGCTGAGATAAGATCTGCAGGATTTGGTTCAATGGCTGATATAAATCAGAATCAACAGTCTGATTTTCAAGATGCTATGAAAGATATTAGAGAAACTACTCAATACCGTGAACAAATGAATTTGAAACGTGAAGAGAATAGTTCAAAGTCTATGATGGAAAATAGCAGACTTGAAGTAGAAAGAGAGAAAATTAATGCTTCAAAAGAAATAGCTAATACCAAACTTCAAATAGCTAAAGAAAACAAAAATAAGTATGATTCAAAAGAATCAGATAAAAAATAATTGGCGTTAGCTATATACTGCTGATTATTTTTATTTTTATACAAATATTATAAGTTTATAATATAAACTTTACGTATATTATATATGTAATGAATATTAATTATTAAAACCAACATAATTATGAGCACAACTCAAACAGAACCAGTGAAAAGTAACGTAGAACAAGTTGACGTTAATTTAGATGAAATATTCAATGCTGCACCTAGTGGAGATGATATTATTTCACAAGACTCAAATAAACCAAAAAGTATATTTAGTGGTTTAACTGAGAAAGCAGATATGTCATTTGCAGATCCAGATAAGGATGATAAAGATGATTTAAATGCTAAAGTAGATGATAAAGAAAATTCTGAAGAACCTAAAGCTGAAGATGACAAACAAGTCTCTGAAGAAAAAAAGGTTGAGGAAAATGTAGATAATATATTAGATACATTAGATGGTGCAACAGAAGAAGAATCAAATGATGAAGAAACAAAAACAAAAAAAGGTAGAAAACCTATTTCAGGTATATCTGATGTTTTTTCAAAATTAATAAAGGATGATAAAATTGTACCATTTGATGATGATAAAGATTTATCTGAATATACTGCAAAAGATTGGGAGGAGCTTATTCAAGCTAATTTAGAAGAAAAAGCAAATCAAGTAAGACGTGAAACGCCTAAACAATTTTTTCAGTCTTTACCAGAAGAATTACAAATAGCAGCAAAATATGTTGCAGATGGAGGTAAAGATCTTAAAGCATTATTTTCTACATTATCACAAGTAGAAGAAAATAAAAGTCTTGATGTTAAAAAAAGTAATGATCAAGAACAAATTATTACACAATATTTGAGTGCAACAGGATATGGCACTCAAGAAGAGATTCAAGAAGAAATTGAAATATGGAAAGATTTAGGTAAGCTTGAACAACAAGCAAATAAGTTCAAACCTAAATTAGATAAGATGCAAGAAAAAGTTGTTGCACAAAAACTTGAAGAACAAGAGTTAAAAAAGAAACAACAAGAACAAGCATCAAAAGCATATATGAAAAATGTATATGATACATTAAAAGATGGTAAGTTAGGTGAAATTAAAGTTGATAGAAAAACACAAGCCATGTTATATAATGGTTTAGTTCAACCTAATTATCCTTCAGTAAGTGGACGTAATACAAATTTATTAGGTCACTTATTAGAAAAGTATCAATTTGTTGAACCAAATTATGCTCTTATATCTGAAGCTTTATGGTTATTGCAAGACCCGGTAAGTTATAAGGCAAAAATTATGGATAAAGGTGCACAAAAAAGTGTTGAAAAAACTGTAAGGAAGCTTAAAACTGAACAATCAAATGCAGGAGGAGCATCATTAGGTGTAAATAGTGCAGAAGCAGAAAAGAAAAGTTCTAAAAGAAAATTAACAAGACCAACAAACATTTTTAAAAGAATGTAAAAATATTTAAAGAAATTTAATTAAGTAAATTAAATATAAACAGAGTAAAACAATTATTAACTAAAACAATCAAAAATTATGGCAACTCCAGTTTTAAATAATGGGATTTTCCTACGTGATACAAGCTACAAAGCTAGTTCACATGTTGATTCTTATCACCTTACCCAAATGCTTGGTAACCCTGAGCCTATGGATATGGGACCAATTGATTTATGGGCAATGACCCAGAAGGTAGAAATGCCTTTATATCAAATGGCTTCTTTTGGTGGAAAGAATACTATCATGGTGGATAATGCTAGAGGTGAGTACAAGTGGCAAACTCCTATTGCACAAGATCTTCCTTATATAGTGGCAGACATTGAACCAGCTAATGCTAGCAAAGGTGTAGATGGTACTCTATTTAAGATTAAGGTCAACAAAAGAACATTTGGTCATGGTGATATTATCACATATGACAAATATAATGGTCTTGAATTATACATTACAGCAGATGATATTATTCCTGCAGGTGATGGTTATGTCTATACAGTACAGTTGGTTAACAACAACAATGCTGCATCTTTAGACAATAAGTATCTTGCTAAAGGAACTAAGTTCTTTAGAAAAGGTTCTGCAAGAGGTGAATACGGTGAAAGATTTTCTGATATTGAAACAGGATCTGGGTTCCGTGAATTCTACAACTTTGTAGGAGGAGCAGAAGCACACGTACATTATTCTATTTCTAGCCGTGCTGATCTTATGATCAAAGGTGGCTTAAATGCTGATGGTACTGTACCAGTAACTGAAATTTGGAGAAACTTTGACACTGATCCTAATAATCCATCTGTACCAAGTATAGAAGGCTTAGTAGCAAACATGGGTAAAGCAGGAGAAAGAGAAGCATTTGAAAATGGAACTCTTACAAGAACTTTCATTACAAATATGGAAGCAGCTCACTTATCTAAAATTGCAACGGATATTGAAACTTACCTAATGTGGGGTAAAGGTGGTAGAATTAAACAAGATGGACCAGATGATATTAGATTATCTGTAGGTTTATGGGCACAGTTAGACAACTCTTTCAAAAGAGTATATAACAAGTCTTCATTTACTCTTGACATGTTTAAGTCTGAACTTTATAACTTCTATCAAGGTAAAGTTGAATTCAAAGGGCCAGACCCACAAAGATCACTTGTTGTACAAACAGGTATTGGTGGTATGCAGTTAATCAATAAAGCAATTGCTGATGAAGTGTATGGTTCTGGTTTAGTTCAAAACGCATCTGATATTGGAGCTGTAACAGGTTCAGGTATGGATTTAGATTATGGTTTTGCTTACACAAGCTTTACTATTCCTTTCTTAGCTAACGTTAAGTTTGTATTGAATCCAGCATTTGATAACTTAAATACAAATGACATTGAGAATCCATTAATTGATGGTAGACCTCTAAGTTCATTTAGCTTTATTATCTTTGATGTAACTGATGAAGGAAATGACAACATTCACTTGTTGAAACTTTCTTGGGATAATCAACTTAAGTGGTTCTACCAAAATGGTACTATGGACTACATGGGAAGAACTCAAGGTTTTGCTTCTACTGGACAATTCAATGGATATAGAGTTTATATGACTCAAACCATGCCAGCTATTTGGGTTAAAGATCCAACCAAAGTTCTTAAAATTGTAATGAGAAACCCTATTACAGGAGGATCATTCTAGAACTAATAATTAAAGGGGAGGGGTTAAACCTCCTCCCTTTTTTATTTTAATCTTTAAATACTAAAAAAATGGCACTAGATATTAAAAAACAAAACAAAACATATGAGTTTTCAAATTCAAGTGTTTCAAAAATTATAGCATCAAAAGCAGTTGGTTTAGATGTTGTAAGTAGAAATCATGCAAATGATGCAGCTGCAAAAGCATCTGGATTAGTTAAAGGTGATTTATATCACAATGCAGGAGATTTGAAAATAGTTATAAGTTAAGAGTCAAAAGACTATAGCAAGGGTAATACCTTGCTTTAGAAATATTAATAATAAATGTACGTAATTACGTATTTTTGACTATGAATAAATATTATTAAATTTTAAAACCAAACAAATGGAAGATTACACAATTGTTGAGAAGTATCAACACACAAAAAAGAATAGCTCAATTGCTATTCGTCCTTATTTTAACTCCAGTAAAGAAAATATGGGGTTAGAACAATATGGCTTAGCTTTACATGATGGAGTATGGCATCAAGAAAGTTTAGCATGTTTAGAAATGAATGGAGTAAAAAGATATATAACAGGATTAAATGAATTTGATCCTAAAGTAAAAATGTTACCTCCAGATAAAAAGAAGGCAAAAATTGCAGAAATCAGAAAAGTTGTTTCTGAATTAGAAGCTGAATTAGCAGCAAATCAAGTTGATCCAAAAGATAAAGATTTTTGGAATAAACTAACTGTCATGAAACCTGATAATTCTAAATTTTGGGATAAAATAGAATTAAGATGTGGTAATGATCCAGTGTTTTTAGAGCCAGATGTTGATCCGTATGATAAAATTAAACTATATGCTATTAAAGCAGGTGGGTTTTCTATTGTTGCTAAATCACTATCAGATGCAAAAAAATCACAGAATGAACCTAAGTTTTATTTAGATACTGTTAAAGAAACATTAACTACTAGAACACAACTTACTAAATTAAAAAACAAATCAATTTCATTATTGCAAAAATTGTATGATACTGATACTACAAAATTAATGTATGTTTCTAAAGTAGTAGACATAGATAGTGTACAATACACTAAAAATACACCTAATGATATTATGTATGAAAACATGGATATATATATTACAGGTGAAGGTGCAGAAAGCAATAAAAAACGTGCTGCATCAAACTTTTTAGAAGTTGCACAATTAGATATGGAAGAATTAAAAATTAGAGCATTAATTAAAGATTCATTATACTATAGATTTTTGTTAACTAAAGCTGGTGGATGGATTGAACCAATGGATAGTGGTATTAGATTAGGTAAAAGACCTAATGAATGTTTAGAGTTTCTTAAAGATCCTTTAAATGAAGAAGTGCTTTTATCTTTATTAGATAAAGTTGAACCGTATTGGAATGCATAATATATTAAAATGGAAAATAGTACACTCTTAATTAAACTTAAACAAAGACTGAATAAGCTTGATAGCAATGATTATGATAACATTGAATGTTGGCAATTTATTGAGGCTTTTAATAAAGCACAAATAGAGTGGTGTAGACGTAATCTACATGGTGGTAATATGTATAAGGAAGGAGATGAGCTATCCAAAAAAAGAATAGATGATCTCCAACCTTTACTTATTGAATTATCACTAACGGGATCTACTTCGGATACATATTTTGAAACAAATAATTTTCCAGTTAATCAATATTTAGAATTTAAAAAGGTAACTGCACAAGCAAAAGATGATTGTTGTAATCCTAGATCAATGACTGTTTATTTAGCTGAGGAAGCTAATGTTCCATTATTATTAAGAGATCCATTAAAAAATCCTGATTTTGAATGGGGTGAAACATTTTGTACAATGTTAAATAATTCAATAAGAATTTATAGAAATACTAATTTTGATATTGTTGATCCAGTATTAACATATTATAGAAAACCAACTAACATACAAGTATTAGATTGTGTAAATCCATATACTGGGTTAGTAAGTACACAAAATGTAAACTGTGAATTTAAAGATGATTTAGTGGAAGTAATGCTTGATGATACCGCTGCATTAATTGCTGGTGATATAGAGAATATATATCAACAACAAAGAGGTACACAAGCCGCAGAAAGAAACAATTAATATATTTGTTTTTATTAAAAAGATACGTATATTATTATAGTAGCATGTTGTTACGCCAGAGTAAACTGTTTTAAATCTTTTTATATAACCAGAGAGGGTAATGGTCCTCTCACAAATTAAATAAATTATGGCTTATTTTAATCATGCGTTTAACAAAACGTTTGTTGTATCTTCAGTAGAAGAGAACGCCAATACAGCAACAAGTGCATTGACAGCAGGTCAATTAGCTTTGGTTGATGGTAGTGACTGGGAATCAGTTGCACTTCAAGCAGGAGCTGGTGTACCAACGATTGTTGATAACTTGGGTTACATTGTGCAAGGTTCATTTTATAGTAAAGATACAATTGGAAACAACCCAGGACATGGGGGGTACAAAGAATCAGTAAAATCTAAAGGATTAAATCCAAGATATATTACTAAACTTTGGAGTACAAACTGTCTTACTGCATCTCAAGCAACAGCTAGCTTATCATTAGCTTCTGATTGTGCACCATGTGGTAAAACTCAATTTATGAGAATTGATGTGAAGGGATCTCCTGCACTAAGGTTCTTAAATCACAATGCATATGCAATTGCTGACTCAGCTAATGTATGTTGTATTGATGGACAAGAGTATATTGATCCTGCACTAGTTCTTGGTGCTATGGCAAAAATGGCTCTTGGTGATCCATTAATTAAACCATTTGTAGCAGAAGCTGCATTGAATGGTGTTTCTGCAGCAACATTATCTGCTGCTGGTTCTGGATATGCTGTTGCATCTGACGTTGCAACAACAGGTGGTTCTTCAGGTTCATCAGGATTAAAGGTGAACATTGATACAGTCACTGGTGCAGGCGGTATTGCTACTTTTTCTATTGCAAATGTAGGTAGTGGATATGTTGCAGCCGATGTAATAACAATTTCCGGTGGTGGTGGTGATGCAACATTTATTGTTGATTCAGTTAGCGCTGGTGGTGTTGTTGTTTCAGTAACTGATGCAGCTGGTGAAGTAGTTCAATCTATTTATACTATTGAACAAACACAAGATGGAACATATGTTCCTTCTACAACTCCTAATGCAGCTGGTGCGAAAGTATCTGCTGAAGTGAAGTTTGTTGGTGCATATGTAGACACTGTGTTTGGTAACTGTTCATTTGATACAAGAGATCATTATAACAAAGAACCTGTTGAAATTATTGTTTCACAATTAGATGAAACAGGTAATCCATGTAATGATTGTGGCGTAGCTTCAAAAACTCCTGGATCAATGCAACAAACTCAAGGTGAAGAAGTAATTAGAGAATTAATTATGTCAGAAAGATACCGTCAGTCTCCTTATAATCAAGGAAACGCTGATAGTGCTAGAATCAGACAAATTGAATTATCTGATGAGCTTTTAGCTGCTGTAGATAGAACTGCTACATATAGAGCATATTATGTTCAGCACTCAGTACCTAGATTTAACAACCCAACAGGGGTGTTTGATAATGACCAATACCAATATAAGATTTATGTAAAATGTTCTGATGCAGCCGCACAAACTGCAGTAGAAAAATTACTTACTAATATTGCTAACTGGGCAGGTGATAATGGAAATAAGATTTCTGTTGAAACAAACGCTTACTGGTAGGATATTTAATATCTTAAATTTAATTAGAGCAGGGGTGATAAACTCCTGCTCTTTTTATTTTATATATTCTTGTTTTTTTTGTATATTATCTATATAGTGTATTAAAGCAAATAAAAAATGGCAAGCAGACATATATTAAGTTTAGAAATTCCTACAGTATCTAACTGTGATTTATTATGTATTAAAGATACAAGTCAATATTCATCAGAGTTAGCTGTGGATTGTGAAGAACTGTTAATAACGTTGCCGGGATATTCTGTACCTGTACTTGTTAAAGTAGATAAAAACTTTGATATGTGTTTAACTGCATGTACAATGGCACTGCAAACAAAAGATTGTGGAACCACGCAAGATAAAATTCCTGATGGAATATACATTGTTAAATACAGTGTATCTCCAAACTCTAAAGTATATGTAGAATATAACCACTTAAGAGTAACTGAATTACTTACTACTTATTATGAAGTATTATGTGATTTAAATGTACAAGCTTGCCAGCCTGATTCAGATAAAGAAGCATTGCTTTCTGAAATGTATTACATAAAAACTATGATTGATGCAGCAGTAGCTAATGTAGAATATTGTCAATCATCAGCTCATGGTATGCAATTATATAGTTATGCAAAACAAAGGTTGAATAAGATCTCATGTCCAACAGGAAACTGCGGATCAAGTTCAAAATATTTAATTTAAACCAACACAAAATGGCAAATTGTGCTCACTGTAATAAAGTATTTACTTGTGGATGTCAAAAAGCTAGTTTAGGAAATGGAGTAATAGTATGTAAACAATGTAAAGCAAAAGCTGAAGCAAATGTATCAACATCAAGAGACTTAAATTTAGAGCTAGCAAAACAACAGATACAAGATTTAAGGAATAAGTAAATAAAATATGGCAACATCAACTATTGTAGCATCATCAAATGCAGCTCAAGAAAAAGAGCTTAGATTGTTAAAGCAAATTAAGGTTGAGCAAAATTTTGCTAATCAAGCTTATGCAAACTTTAAATCAATTAAGTTTGGTATTGCTTCTTGTTGTTACACCGATTTTGTTAATGCAATAATTGAAAAAGAACTATGTGATTGGCAAAATGCAGCAAGTAATAAAATTGTAGTTGCAACAGAAGAAAAAGGAGTATTTGTAGAACCATTAGCTTCAGTAAACACAAAAGCAAGTCAATCTTGCCCAAGTGTACCAACTAATGTTTGTACTATAATTGATTTGGCAGAAATAGTAGCTGATACGGGTACATTCACTTTTTGTCAAGATGCACCTTTATCTGTATGGACTATTACTCATAATTTGGGTAAATTTCCTTCAGTAACGGTAGTAGATAGTGGAAACAGTACAGTAATAGGAGACGTGGATTATACTAACTCAAACATATTAACAGTAACATTTGCATCAGCCTTTTCAGGTTGTGCATATTTAAATTAAAAATAATAAATATATAAAACAATGGCAGCAATAAAATTTTTAAACTCAATTTCACTAGAAGGAAGTCAGATACAAAACTTCCTCGTACAACCCGTTGGTACAGCACCTACCGTATACGGAGTTGGTCAGTTGTATTATGATACTGCTACCAACAAGTTAAGATTAAGAAATAACACAGGATGGGTAGATGTAACTACTGGTGCAGATGGGGATACTACTTATAGTTTAGATGTACCTTCTGGAACCACAAATATAAATTTAAAAGGAAATGATGGAACAGATGATGCAATTGTATTAGTTGGTGGTACAAACATTACATTAACTAGAGATAGTGCTTCACAAATAACAATTGATACTACTACAACTGATGCAGTAACTTCTGTTGCTAAATCAACAAATAATGCTTTAAAAGGTATTGAAGTTAATCCTACTACAGGTAATGTAATAGTTGGATTAGATATTGCTAATCAAACGGCATTAGGAGCAACTGCATCAACTACAGATAGGTTATTAATTTATGATGTAGATACATCAACAAATAAATATGTTACAGTTGCAGAAATAAATGCTGCTGGAACAACAGGAGATATAACAAGAGTTGATATAACAGCAGGAAATGGTTTAAGTGGTACATCCGTAGATACAACTCAAGGAGAACACATTCAAACTTTAACTGTTGGATCAGGTGATGGTATAGCTATTACAACTGGTGCAGTAAATGTAGATTATTCAGGTTCAGATAACGTAGTTTTATCAGCAACAGATGGTACTAGTTTAGGTACATTACAGGTTACAGATAAAGTATTAATTTCTGATGCAACAGATTCAAATGCAAAATATGTAAATATTTCACAGTTACCAACTTCAGGTGGTACAGTAACTTCAGTTGCAGTAACAGATGGTTATTTGATAGATAGTTCAGTTGCAAACCCAACAGCAGCAGCAAACATAACATTAGATGTTGATGCTAGTGAGTTAGTTGATATGACTCAAACAATGTTAACAGGTGATGCATTTTTTGTATTAGATGTTTCTGAGACAGGAAAGAATCAAGGTAAACAAAAAGAAGCATCTGAAATAGGTTTAAGTATATTTAATAATGATGCAGGATTTATTACTTCTTCTAGTATAGTAACATATACATTACCAGTTTCAGCTGGTGCTGCAAATTCAGCAGTAGTAACACTTGATGCAAGTTCAGGTACTGATAGTACTCTTACTATTGCAGGTACTACAAGTGAAATAGCAATTACTGAATCTACAGGAAATAATGGTACTATTACTATTGGGTTACCAGATGATGTAACAATTACAGGTGATTTAACTGTTAATGGAGGTGCTCTTAAGTTACCAGCAGCAACAGATGTAGATCTTATAGATAACAACACTTCTGCATTATCATTTGACGCTTCAGGTAAAACAGGTATTTTAGAAATAGATACTACAAATGGTCAAGAGGCAGTAAATATGTCTGGAGTATTGAAGGTAACAGGTACAGGTCAATCAAGTTTTGGAGGTCAAGTAACAGTTCCTACAACACCTAGTGCGGCAACTGATGCAGCTTCTAAAGCTTTTGTTTTATCTGAAACAGCAGGAGTAGGTACATTCCAAGGAGCATATAATGCAAGTACTAACTCACCAGCATTAAGTGGTGGTAGTAACGTTGCAATGAATCAAGGTGATTTTTATGTAGTAAGTGTTGCAGGTAATGCATTCTTTAGTACACAACTAGAGCCAGGTGATTTTATATTTGCAGATGCAGATATAACAGCAGGATCATCTCCTGCATTGTCTGACTATACTGTTGTAATAGCAGATCAGAATATAGCAGGTGCAGGATCTACAGATGGTGGAACAAATAAAGGTGTTGCTGGTTTTGATAGTGCAAACTTTAGTGTAACTGCAAATGGATGGGTACAAATAACAGATGTAACATTAGGTACAGAAACATCAGGTAACTATACAGCTACTGTAGCAGAATCTACAAGTAATAATAGATTAGGTATAGATGTATCAGGTGCAACAGGTGAAGGTCAAGCTGCTGTAGTAGGTTTAGATATTATTGGTAGAACACAAGATACTTCACCAGCATCAGGTGATTCATTACTTATATATGATACATCAGCATCAACTAATAAAAGAGTAACAGTTCAAAATTTAGCTGAACAATTACCAGCTTTAACAAGTTTTGCAGATGATTATCCAGCTACATCAGTATCATCTTGGACAGTTAATCATGGTTTAGGAACTTTAGATGTTTTAGTTCAGGTATTTTTAAAATCTACAGGAGCAAATGTTTATCCAGATATTGTAAGAACGGATGTTGATAATGTTACTATTAATTGTTCTGCAGCACAAAGTGTTGATAGTTTAAGAGTATTAGTTACAGCTTTAGCTTAAACATAACATAAAATTACAAGGGTTAAAGTATTTTAATTAATACTTTAATTTTTGTACATTTGAAATTAAAAGTAGGATAAATGGCAAACATTAATTTTTTAAATGGTCAAGCAATCACTGGTAATGTAACTATTGCTACAAGTGGAGTTACTGACAATTTAATATTAACTTCAACGGACACATCTTCGGCATCTGCACCAGATATCGTTTTATATAGAAATGCTGCTATTGCTGATTCAGACACCTTGGGTGTTGTAGAGTATAAGGGTAAGAATGGTATGGTACCAAGTTCAGGGACTCCACTTACTTATAATGCTATTTACTCAAGAATAGCAGATGCATCAAACAATCAGTCTATATTAACTTTATCTGCTAATAAAGGTAATGGTTCAGGTGCATTTATTCATGCAGTTAATGTTTCTGCTATTGGTACAAATAACTCAGCTACAGGAGCAATACTTATAAATCCTTTAAGTGATTTTGAATTACCTGCATATAATTTAGATGTAAATGGAACTGCTTATATATCAAATACTTTACTTATAAATGGTGAACTTTCATTAGATAACATAGCAAACGCCTCTACCGATACTGATAAGTTTGTAGTAGCAGACAATGGTGTGATTAAATACAGAACTGGTGCACAAGTTCGTTCAGATATTGGAGCTGGAACTGGTAGTGGATCTGTTACATCAATAGCCACAACTTCTCCAATACAAGGTGGAACAATCACAGGATCTGGAACAATAAGTATTACTACAGCAACTGCATCTGCAATAGGTGCAGGTAATGTTAATGTAAATGGAGCAGGAACTTATGATGGTCTACGTCTTTCTTACTCAGGTGGTACAGCTACCGTTGGTCTTGACCCAGAAAGTTTACCTAATTATACAGGTACTCCAGGTTCTGCTGATACTGGTTCTCTTTCTATGATACTTCATAATAATGATGATGTAAATAATATAAATCAACTACTGGAGATAGGACAACTTCAGACTATGATTAATACTAACAACTATTTATCAAGCGCTTCATTTTCCACAGGTAATGGTGTTCTTACGTTAAATAGATCTGGTTTGAGTGCAGTTACAGTTGATTTGGATGGCAGATATGCTTTATCATCTAATGTTCCAACAGTATACAATTCTACTATAACTATACAAGCAGGTACAAATTTAACTACTGGTGGAGATTTTACAACTAATCAGAGTAGTAATGAAACAATTACTATTAACATGGCCACTGGTGGCGTTGGAGCTGGAACTTATGGTTCTACATCTAACAGTACTAAAATAGATAATATTACAGTAGATGCATATGGAAGGGTAACAGGAGTAACAACTGGAGCTACAGGTCAAGTTAATCAAATAAACTCAGGTAATTTATCTACAATATCAGTAGCCAGTGGTACAACATCAACAATATCTACAATAACTGCTGCAGTAAGTAGTAATTCTTTTAATTTAGCAACAGGATCACAAATACAATCCGCTATTGATACAGCTGTAACAGGAGTGTTAAAATTTGATGGAACATGGAATGCAAGTACGAATTCACCATCTTTATCAAGTGGTACGGGTACATCGGGAGACTATTATATAGTATCTGTTGCAGGTAGCACAAACTTAGATGGCATTACAGATTGGGCAATAGGGGATTGGGCTGTATTTGCTAATACAACATGGACTAAGATTGACAACTCTCAAGTAGGTAATGTAACAGGTAGTGGTTCATCTGGTAGAGTAGCCTTTTGGAATAGCGCATCAAATATTACAAGTGATAGTCAAATGACTTGGAATTCTGTAAGTGATGTACTAACAGTTAATGGAAATACTTCTGATCAATGGTCTGATGCATATGACAACAAAATAACAGGATTTACTGATTCAGGTTCTTCTACAATAACATTAACCCTTACGCAACAAGACGGTGGTAGTTTAACTACATCATTTAGTAATCCGCAAGGTACAGTTACTAGTGTTGGTACTACAGGTTCTGTCAATGGAATTACTCTTACTGGTACTGTAACAAGTTCTGGTAATTTAACATTGGGCGGTACACTTTCTATTAATAATTCAGATTGGTCAGGTACAGATTTATCTGTAGCAAATGGTGGTACAGGGGCAAGTTCAGCTGCAGCAGCAAGAACTAATTTAGGTGTTATTAATGATACAGGTACTCCTGCTATTCTATCTAACGGTAGCACACCAACATTAAATACTGGTATCACTGCAGCAGAGGTAAGAACTCTTATAGGGGCAGGAACAAGCTCAAGTTCAGGTGTAACATCTGTGGCCACTACAAATGGTATCACAGGAGGTACAATAACAGGATCAGGAACTATTCAATTAGATAGTACTGTAGTAAGAACTTCAGGCACACAAACAATTGCAGGCGCAAAGACATTTAGTAATGATTTAACAATGGCTAATACTGCAGATCTAAAGTTTGTAGATACAGCAGGTACTTTCCCAACTTCAGGAAAAGGATTTGATTGGACATTAAATAATGATGGTGCAAGAATTTATGCAATACAACCATCAAGTGATTCAATTGATTTAACATTTGAATTAAGAGATAATGCAACTACAAATGATAGATTTGTATTTTTTGTTAATGATTATCAAGGTTCTGCATTTGACAAGTATCCTTTAATAATAAAAGGAGGTACTATTTCAGATTTTGTAGATTCTGCTATATATACAGCTGGTACTATTAGACTGTCTAACTCTGGAGTATTATCTAATGTAACTAATACAAACTGGGATGCTGCATATAATGATAAAATTAATAGTTTAGCTGTTACAGGTACTACTACAAAAACATTAACTGCTACACAACAAGATGGTGGTACACTAACTGCATCTTGGACTGATGATAGTGGATCAAATAACTATGTATCAAGTGCGTCATTTAATACAAGTAACGGAGTATTAACACTTAATAGAAGTGGTCTTAGTGCAGTTACGGTAGACTTAGATGGTAGATATGTAACAAGTTCAGGAGTAACAAGCGTTGCAACTGGTAATGGACTTACGGGTGGAACAATAACAGGCACTGGTACAGTTAGTGTAGACTATAGTACAGGTAGTGACAATTTAATTTTTAGTGCTAATGCTTGGGGTAGCTCAATATCTACTGCACCTTATACGCCATATATTCTTATGGCAGACTCTAATCCTGGAATTGCTAATGATCAAGTTGAAAAAGTACAAATAGAAGATATACCTATGAATAGATTTGGGAAACCAGATTCTTCAATAGATATGGACACTAATAAGATTATAAATCTTGAAACTCCAACTAATAGTAATGACGCTGCAAATAAACAGTATGTTGATGATAATGCAGGATCAACTCCTGGAAATGGTCAAATAGATGGTAGAACTGCAGGTCTTGGTTTAAGTGGTTCAATGGATGCAACTGCAAATCAAACTGGTAACACTACGTTCACAGTAACTTCAAACGCATCAACTAGTGATGCAGCAAATACTATTGCTTATAGAAATAGTTCTGCTGATATTGCTGCAAGATTGTTTAGAGCTACTTACGCTAATCAATCTACAATATCTGGAGCAATTGCCTTTAGAGTTAATAATAGTACAGATAACTATACAAGATACTGTAGTAGTCCTTCTGCTATTAGAGCTTTTATAGGAGCGGGGACAGGAAGTGGAACTGTAACTGGTACTGGAGCATCAGGTAGAGTTGCATTTTGGAATTCAAGCACTGGTATAACTTCAGAAGCAGACTTTTTATGGAGTGGACAAACTCTTCAACTAGGAGGGAGTGCTAATGCATCAGAATATACTATAGAGTTAGGTAAAGGCAGAACTAATAATGGTTATGCTTATATTGATTTAGTAGGTGATGCTACTTACAGTGATTATGGATTAAGGATAATCAGAGGTAATGGTGGTGCAAATACATCTTCTGAAATTATTCATAGAGGTACTTCAAATTTTACAATAACAAATCAAGAAAATGCTTCATTTAAAATTCAAACTAGTGGTGCTAATGAAAGATTTAAAATTAGAGGTAATGGAGAAACATATTTTGGACCAGATGGTGCTAGTACTTCTACTCTATATATAGATCCTGTTGGTAGAAAAGTTGGATTTAGAACTGAAACACCTGGTTCTGCATTTGATGTTAATGGTACGTTTAGAGCAAGAAATGAACTAAACATTGGTGCAACTACAGAGCAAAACTTTTTTGTATCAGGTTCAAGCCCATATTATGTTAAGATGGGTAATTATACTCCATCTAACGCTGGTAATTATATGGGAGGTGAAACAAACGTTGGTTTGTTAAGATCCACCGCTGGATTTGGAACAACTGGAAAAGTATTAATGGCAACAAGATTATATACCACTAAAATAGAAACTGGTGGTTGGCCAACAAGTACTGGTTCTTCTAATGGAGTTAATGTAACGCCAACACCAGATAATGATCAAGTATTAATAGTGAAAAATATATTTGTTCACAAAGCGGGTAGTACTATAGGTCAAGGGTGGTCAACAAGTACTTACCCTGTTGAATTTGTACAGCAACAACAAAATGGTGTATATGCAATTTTAGGAGGTGTAGCAAGAACTGTTATTATAAACGGTAGTGGAGCTTGGTATTATAACGCTCACCAGCTTTATGGCCTTAGTAATCCTCAAAACGAAGCTTTAGGAGGTTTAGGAGCACCTGTAAAATTAATGTTGAATTCAACTTTATCAACCCAACCAACATGGTATATTACAGTAGAATATTCATTAATAGATTTAGATATATTTAGAAACAACGTAGACCAAACTTTAACTTAATAAATTATGGCAATTACAACAACAATAGAAATTACAAACATAGATGCTAAAAAGTCTTTAGAAGGAAAAGATCACGTTATTACATCTATTAGCTTTGATGTTTCAGCAACGGATGGTACATATACACATAATATGAATGGAGTGCAATATATACCTTTTGATAAAGATAATTTTATTGAATGGGCAGACACACCTGAGTTTAAAGCTCAAGTAATAGAATGGACTAAGCCTTATTCAGATCAATTAACAGAAGCTTGTATAAATGAAGTAACTGATTTAGCTAAACAAGAATATGAAGTTTTAAAGTTTACTTATACAGAATAGTATTATTTTTTTTTAGTATTAAAGTTATTTTATTATATTTGTCTATATATAATTAATATAAAATTTTAAAAATGGCAGCAAAAGCAAAAAAACCAAATAAGATTTCTAAAGCAGAATTAGAAACTCTTACAAAATTACAAAAAGAAATTACTAATATACTTGCACAAATTGGTAATGCTGAAGTAGTAAAATCTCAACTTTTAACTAAACATGTTCAAGTGCAAGAAGAATGGTCTGCTAATGCAAATACATTAGAAGAAAAATATGGTAAAGTTAATGTAGATTTAGCTACAGGTAATATCAAAGAAATAGAAGAAGAACAAGCTTAAACTTTTTCTCTTACATAAATAATCTTAAAAATTTTTAAGAGCAGACTTCTTGTTTGCTTTTAAAAATTTTTGTATATTATAATTGTACAGTCTTTAACCAATTAGTACTTTATAATTTAAAAAAATATTTATGATCCCAACTAATTCAAGTATAAGCACTAATGGGTGTGATAATATATCATCCAATTGTGTAGTATGGCAAGGACCGGATATTGCATGTATAGACCTATGCAGTGGAGACACAATCAGTGAGGTAACTAAAAAGATTGGGGATAAGGTATGTCAAATAATTACAGATGGAGTAACAGCTAATCCAAGTTTAACAGGATTAGATTTAAGTTGTTTAAATATACAAGGTCAAACACCTACAACTTTAGTTCCTGTACTTCAGGCTATGGTTACTCAAATTTGTGCAAACGCATCATCAAGTGGTGGTACTACTACTACGCTACCTATGATGGTATTACCAGCTTGTTTACAATATAATGATGCAAGTGGTAATCCTGTAACTGAATTACGTTTAGATGCTTTTGCTACGCTTATAGCAAATCAAGTATGTACAAATTTAGCAAGTATAAATACTATTAATACTACACTAACTAGTTTAGATACAAGAATAGATGTTTTAGAAGCTTGCGTATTACCATGTAGTGGTGGTGTTGTAGAGGCACAAATTATACCAACTTGTGTAAGCAATGTTGGTCAATTAACTAATGTATCAGTAGTAGTACTTGCATTAGAAACTGCATTTTGTTCATTACAAACTGCAGTAGGTTTACCATCTGCAATTAATTTAGCAATAAATCAAAGTGTAATTACAGGTTCAAGTAATAGCTTAACAGATTCAAGTGTATCATATGGTAGTATAAGTGGGTGGAATAATAGTGCATCAACATTAGCACAATCTGTTCAAAATGCATGGGTAGTTATTGATGATCTATATACAGCAGTTGCATCTATTCAAACAAACTGTTGTCCTGGTGGTTGTGATGCAATAGTATATAATTATACAACAAGCAATTCTTTTGCCTCTAGCGGTTTAATTAATGGTATTTTATTTAATTTTATAGGTTCAAGTATACCATCAACTTTTACAGATGCATCAGGATATACATTAATAACTTTAACAGATGTAACGGGAACTTCATTATCTACTACAGTAAGTGTAACATCTTTACAAAATAATGCAGCTGGATATTTATTTAGTACCGGTGCATTAAATACTGCACAAGATCTTAGTGTAACTGTTAATTATAGTTTTGTAGATGGTACAGACACATGTTCAAATAATCAAAGCAGTGTAATTACAGGTCTAGTACCTTGTTCAACACCGGTTACATCAGCTATAACATCAACAGAAGTGACTGTAACTTTTAGTAATTTATTAGGCACAACAGCTATTTACACAATTGATATTATAGACGGTGCAAATGTAGTAGTAGCAACAGCTCAAGTAACTAATCCAACAACTAGTGAGTCAAGAACACTAACTGGATTAACTCCTGGTACAGCATATACTGCAAGATTAACTGTACAATTTAATGGAGCAACACAAGTTTGTACTTCAACACAACAAGCATTTAACACAAGCACTGCAGCTGCAGGATGTTCTGATGGTATGGATGTAGCTTTCATTATGGATTATTCAGGTTCAATGGGTACCGATATATCTACATTACAAACTGGTTTTGCATCATTAATTAATACTATATCTACTTCATCTGGAGCAAATAATTATAGACTGTCTATTGTTACAGCAGATGAGGATAATACTAGTACTACACCAAATTATAGTGGTTGTACAGAATATACAAGTTTACCAGCAGCACAAAGATTAAATTACCCAGGTAATAATAATCATCAATTATTTATTACTGCTTGGGAAATGTTCCAAGATAATAATGCAACAACTGCAACAACAGCATTAAATTTATTAAATGGTGGTGGATCAGGAGCATGTGTACAAATGGGTTATGGTGGATCTACAGGTCCGGAATGTACAGACCAAGCTATTAATAGAGTATTAAATAATAGCTTTGCTAATGCATGGAGAGCTAATGTTGCTAAATATATTATTGTTGGTACAGACGAATTGCCAGGTGGTGATGATGGAGATTTTGATGCAAATGATTGGACATTTATTCAAACATTAGCAACACAAGCTTTAACTCAAGGAGTTAAAATATTTATTTTAGGTCCTGGTGTTGACTTAACTTACACACCTCCAGGTCAAGCTGCAGTATTCCCATGGAGATATTTAGCTACTCAAACAGGTGGAGCGTTTAATAACACATTTAGCACTGCAACTATAAATAGTCAAATACTAGCAGCTTGTACTTAATAAAATAAAAAATAAAAAAAATGGCATGTAATTGTACAAAATGTAGTCAAAAATGTAGCTGTGCTGATACAGCATTAACTAATCCATGTACTTATACTGATTGTAGTGTAGGTAGTGAGAGGTGCGATGATATACAAAGTGCATCATGTGTTAGTTATACAGGCACATCTTTTCAAATTGGTGCAACCGGTAGTCAAATAGTTATAACTTCTGGTGAAAGATTAGATTCTATTATACAAAAATATGCTATGATATTATCAAATGGGTTAGGTGCATGTACTTCTGCTGATTTACAACATGATCCATATAATGTATATGCAGGAACTATTACTAAAGATTCTGCAGAAGTATTATGGAATGGTATATGGAGTTCTAGTACAGGTGTAAATATTTATATTGATACTCAAATTGCACCAGGAGGTTGGGTGCTTCAAAACTCTACACCAATAGTAACTACAATAAATAATTTTAAAATAACTAATTTAACAGCATCAACTGCATATAAAGTCAAAGTAGTTGATAATGGTAATAGTGCTAGTTGTAAACCAATAGAAATATTATTTTCTACTTTAGCAGCTTAAAAGAAACAACAAGTGGTGGTTTGTTGGTTTTTCTACTACAAACGTTGGGAGAGACTGGGGTGACTCAGTCTCTTTTTTTATAAAATTTATTTACTTTAAATTAATTATACGTATTTTTACAACAACCACAAAAATTTTTTTATGTCAAATTACTTAAAACAAAGAATATTAGAATCATTGAGGTGGAAAAAAAATCCACGTATTAGTGCTGAAAGAATAGGCGTTTCTGAAGAAGAATATGTTAAAATAAAAAAACAAATATTAAAAGAAAGAAAGAAGGAAAAAAAGAAAAGTAGATTTTTTAAAAATGCTGCTGAAAATTCTCAATTAGTTGAATCAATTGATTTAGAAAAAGGTGAAGGTAAAATATCAGGAACATTTGATTATGAACCCAAAAGTGCTGAAGAAATAATTTCATTATTAAAGATAGATACAAATAAATGGAAGTTATCACAATATTGGAATAAACAAATGGGTGACCATTGGAGGGTATCTGCTTTAGTTTCACAAATAAAAAATCTAGAAGAAAAACATTTTGAAGATCTTCTTAAAAATTGGAAACCTAAAACATATAATTTACCTAAAACAAATTTACAGAATAAAGGTGAAGTGGTTTGTGGTGTAATGTCTTTACAAGATATTCATTTTGGTAAACAAGGTAATGATACTATAGATGATGACTTTGAAAAAACTATTATAAATTTATTATCAAGAGCAACACCATCTCATTATATTGAAAAAATGTTTTTTGTAATTGGAGGTGATTTAATAAACATGGATACCTTTGATGGTACAACTACATCAGGAACACCATTGGATAACTGTATGACAGCTACAGAGGCATATATACAGGCCTTTGACGCAATGCATTGGGCCATTGGATATATAAAACGTTTTTGTAAAGAACTAGTTATAGTTTATGTCCCTGGTAATCATGATAGGTTATCTTCATTTCATTTAGTTCATGCATTATCTCAGTCAATTAAAAGTGATGAAATTATTTGGGATATAAAATATGAAGAAAGAAAAGTACATGTGTGGCATAATAATTTTAATGCATTTGAACATGGAGATAAAAGAAGTAAAAATAATCCATTAATTTATGCAAGTGAATATCCTAGAGAATGGGGAGAAACAATAAACAGAACTTTATTTAAAGGTCATATACATACGGATAGAAAAGTAGAATATATGACATCTAATGAGACAGCTGGTTTTATAGAAAAAACACTGCCTAGTTTAGGAAAAACTGATTATTACCATTATTCTAATAAATATGTAGGCAATAGAAGGTCAGGAAAATTAGAGCTTCAACACCCATCTTTAGGTAATATAGCAGAATTTGCACATCAAGTATTATAAAGACTCCTGTTAAATTTCATTTAGTGGGGTTTTTTTTGTAAATTATAAATGTAGACATATGATTAATAATTTTAAAAAGCCTAATCTTAATGCTCCAAGATATAGAGAAAAAAGATTGGGTTTATTGAATGAAGAAACAATAAGAGAGTTTAAGGATAAAAAACCTATGTACTCTGATATTGATAATGTCAAATTAAAAAAGATTATAAAATTATATAATGTTAAAATTTGGAATACTGTTATAGAAAATAGAGATGGTGTAGAATTACCTGACTCACTTGGTTTCTTATTTATAGGAACCTGTAAACCATCTAAGTCAGTTAATACAGATTATGCATTATCAAAACAATATGGTAAAGTATTACAAAATAAAAATTGGGAAACAGATGGTAATTTAGGAAAGATATTTTATACAAATTATTCTACAAAATATAGATTCAAAAATAGAGAACTATGGCGTTTTGTAGCATGTAGAGATTTTAAAAGGTCTGTTGCTAAACTATACCCAACCAATTGGACAAAATATGTAGTAATGAAAAATAAATACAGAGTTGCTCATTTATATGATGAAAACTTTGAGGAGACCAATAAAGCATTAAAGTATTATAATGAATTTGAAAAATAAAAAAAATGACAATAGCAGAAACAATATCTAGAATTAGAGGTCAAGTCAAAGCTGAAGTTCAAGATGCTTTTGTTACTGATAGATATATATATAGTTTAATAGAAAAGTATGCTCAGTTTTTAATGAGGAGACAAGACTATGCAAATAAACTTATAAAATTTAATTCAGTATGGAAAACATTACCTTATGTAGAATTAATTGAGGTAGATAAAGTAGAAGCACACTGTGCAGGTATTCAAAGTGGTTGTACAATTAAACGTACAAAATCTAAACTACCATCAATGTTTGAAGGTTATTGGGGTCCTCTTATACGTACTATAAGCTCAATTGATGGATCTCAAGAATTACAAGCTACACAACCTGGAACATTTACATCAATGACTAAAACAACTACTTTCAAATATAATAAAACATTATATTTTTGGTGGTTGGATGGTTATATATATTGTCCAAATATAGAATGGGATGCTATTAAAGTAGAAGGCGTATTTGATTCAGATATAACAAAATGGGATTGTGATACAGAAAATGATTGTACACCTAGATATGAACAACAAATATTTATTCCAGAAGCATTATTTGCAGAAATAGAAAGTCAAGTTGTTGCAACAATGTCTAATACAATGCAAATACCATCAGAAGATTCTGATAACAAACGTAACATAAATAGACAATAATGGGAGTATCACAAAAATATAGAACATTTAGTCAGTTAATGGATGATGTATCTATTGACTTTTCAACATATGCACTTGAAGGTATGATTGAACCTCAACAATTAATTAAAGTTGCACAAAGAGTTAATTATGATTTGGGTTTAAAAATACATAGAACAAAACAAGTTATAGTAGATATTGAACATGGACGTGGTCAATTGCCTGTAGATTTTAAATATATTAATTATGCATTTAGGTGTGGTAGTTATAAAGTTAATGCATCTATGCCTTCAGGAACTCATGTAGAAACCTTTAATGATGTTCCATATGTACCTGCTCCAGGAGAAATGTCTCCTTGTAGTAAAGATGATACATGCAAAGATGTATGTGTTATTAAAACATGTGATGATAAGAAAAGCTATCAGTTAGTTCAAAGAATAGGTCCTGATCAATATAGATGCTTTGATCATTGGACACAATTGCGAATACAAGATGTAAATGATTCAGTATGTTATTGTCCTAGTTTAGGTGCTCAAGCATTAGATATTGCAGAAGTAAGAGATGGATATTTAATTACAACATTTAAAACAGGAAAAGTATATTTAAGTTATCAAGGAGCAATGGAAGATAATGCAGGTGATTTATTAGTTTTAGATCATCCATATTGTAATGAATATTATGAGTATGCTGTTAAACAAAGAATATTAGAAAATATGGTTTGGCAAGGAGAAAACGTTTCTCAGCAATTAAATTTAATTGAGGGTAGATTAAGAGGAGCAAGAAATAATGCACTTACATTTGTTAATACTCCAGATTTCAAAGAAATGAGAAAAGTGTGGACTATGAATAGAAGAGCACAATATCATAATTATTATAATATGTTTTTAAGTTATGCACCTATACAACCAAAAATAGTATCAGCCCCAAACGCAGTTGCTAGCTCATCAGACTCAGCTTCATGTCCAACCTGTTAAATACGTAATCTATTATGGCAAAAAAGAGAACATCTTCTTCTAATAGTAACCGTAGCAGATCTAGTAGACAACCTAGATCACAAAACAGTTCATCTATACAAACAAATTCCTTTATTAAAGGGATGAATAAGGATATTACACCATCATTGGAAAATAACCAATCATGGTGGCATGCACGTAATGTTGTAAACAATTCAGAAGATGGTGACTTAGGTGTGATAGGTAATGAACCATCAAATTTACTATGTGGTGTTATACCTTATACAATTATTGGTGCAATACATAGATATGGTGATGAATGGATTGTATACTCTACAGATGATACAAATAGTGAAATAGGCACATTTGATGATAGTGAATGTAAATATACTACATTAGTAAATGATCCGTGTTTAAACTTTAATAGGAAATATTTAATAACGGGGGCTGCCAAAGAAAATTTTGACTGTACGTGGGAAGTATATTGGGATGATGGTAATAACCCATCAAGAGCATTAAATATAGACAATATACCATATAAACAAATCCAAGTATCTGGACCAGACATTGATGGTGATTCATGTGTTAGATATGAAGATATAGAACCAAAAAAATTAGACTGTGAACAAATTAGGCTAGCACCTTTGTTAGATACGCCTTGTATTAAATTAGATAAATCTATTGATGGAGGATTGCTTCCTAATGGAGCATATCAAGTGTTTGTTGCGTATACAGAAAATGAACAACCTGTAACTGATTATATTGGTGTATCAAATATACAAACATTATGGAGTCATGATGGTGGTAATAGTTCATTAAATATTTCATTATCTAATTTAGATGAAGATTATGAATATTTTGAATTAGTATTATTAAGAAGAAATCAAGGTCAAACATCAGCAAAAAGAATAGGTTTTTATAGTACACAACAAAAAGATATAAATATTGATTTTATTGACCCGGCATTAGTATCTATAAATTTAGAGAATATACCATTGCGTAGTCCTGCTTATGAAAAATCAGAGTCAATGTTTGTAGTAAATGATTGGTTACTCAGACAAGGACCAACTGAACAATTTGATTTTAACTATCAACCTATAGCAAATGAAATAAAAGTTAACTGGGTTATCAATTCAGTACCTTCAAACTATTACTCAAAAGGTGGGAATAGATTTAATTTTTTGAGAGATGAACAATACGCTTTTTTTATAAGATGGATATATAATACTGGTGAAAGATCTTCATCTTATCATATACCTGGTAGAGCTCCACGTAACTATACTACAGATAATGGTAATACATATTTAGAGAACGATGTTATTTTTGGAGATAATGTATTAGATATTGATGGTGATCCACTATATAAAGTTTATAATACAGCAGGTATAACACAACAAAATATTGCAGAATTTTTAGAAGATGGCACTAGAGTTATTGCAAGAGGAGAAATGGGATACTGGGAATCTACAGAATTATATCCTAGTAACAAACCTGATATTTGGGGAGATTTATGTGGTAAGCCAATTAGACATCATAAAATGCCAGATGAATCTATTGGAGGTGCATCTTCTCCATTACATTTAACAAGTACATTAGGTGATGAAATTAACATACTTGGTGTTGAATTTGAAAACATTGGCCGTCCAAAATATAATGATGGAACTTATATTGAAAATGTTGTAGGATACGAAATATTAAGAGGTTCAAGATTAGGTGCTAAATCAATATTAGGTAAAGGTATATTTAAAAATATGAGAAAATATACTGTACCTAATTCTGAAAATTTAATAGGTGGAAATGTACAAGGATTATATCCTAACTACCCTTACAATGATTTAAGACCAGATGTATATTTTCATGATGGGTTAAATGGTGGATCATTAAAAAGAACAGATGGCTGTGATAATTTTGAACAATCCCTTACAACATACCGTGCATTAGGTGATAGGCCTGATGTTAACGGTGAGCCAAGCGGATTTTCAAGAAAAGTATTTACATTTCATTCACCAGACTTAATGTTTACTCAGCCGTTTTTAAATGCATCTGAAACTAAACTTTACGGGCAGTTAAGTGGTAACTCATCTGGTTACTTTAAACCTTCAGAAGATCACCCTCAATTTAAATTATTAAGAGGTAGTTCAGGATTAATAGCTTCTATAATGGGGCTTGGTTATGCACTACATCAAGTTAGAGGAACTAAAACTAAAAATGAAAAACCTCCATATGCACAATATGATAGTGCTGGTGCTGTTGGTGCCCTTGTTGGTGTTTCAAGTGGAGTTACAACAACACCGGCACTTTTGCCTGGATATATAGGTTTAGGGCAGGGTTTTACTAATGGAACAACATTAGCTGCTATTGCTCTAGATGTACTTTATGATACAGCATTTGTTTTTGATGATATATATACAGGTGGTGCAGTTAAATATGGTTTAGAAAAAGCTTTATTATTAGCAGGTACTAATACAGCAGCAATTCCGGGTGTTGTAGGCGCACAACTAGAAACATCAAATGCTGCTGATACTAGCCTTTCTAATTTACCTGTATTTGCTAAAGCTATAACTGGGTTAATAACATCACAAACTAATATAGCAATAGGTGGGAATGAAATAATTGACTTAATGTATAATTTTGTTAATTATTCATCTTTTACTTGGAAGTTTAATTCATATGGACAATTTACAGATTTTAATAATCAAACAAATGGATTGTGGAGAATTAAAAATAATGCATCAAATTATATAGGTCAATCATTTCAAACATTTGATGAGGGTCAATTTAAAATAAATAATTTATTTAGACCTACAACAGTTGCTGTTAGTTTAGATAAACCAATAAAGGATCCTATTGTAGAAGATACATCAAGATACGCAATAGGTGGAGATATGAATTTATATTTGAATCCTCAAGGCGAGTATTCAACCACATCAGTAAATCAGTTTTCTGATAGTTATTTATTAGATCCAAGGGCAAATAGAAAAACTACTATATCAGCTCATTACGGTGCACTTAAGTTTAATTTTGATAATCAATATGGTCAACTTGCAGGTATAAAGCAAGTACAAATGAGAGGTTGTGTGGAGTTATTAGATCCTACTAAACCTGATCAGTTTTTATATAAAAGTAAACCTATTTTTTCAGGAGATACATTTATAGGTAGATATACAGAAAAATGTATTATGCCAATATTTACAGATTACTTAATGGGTCAACCAGATGGGTATACATATGATTATTCATTATATGTTAATATACCATACCCAAGATTTTGGCTTAATTCTCAAAGGTTTGACATGAGCGTTTTAGCTGGAGAAATAGTTACTTTTGGATTTGCATCAGAAAATGCAGTTGATAATAAATATCCAGGTGATTTATATTATTTAGATAGAGGGAATGATTCATGCGGTTCTTCTATATCTCAAATATTTGGTAGTGCTAGTGATCCAAATCCTGCATTTGCAATGGAATTTGCATATATGTATACGCATGTTAACGGAATTACTGATTTTTTTGTTGAGTCAGAAATAAATTTATCACAAAGAGATTATGAAGATGAGCCTTCAAAAAGATTTTATAGCACATATGATTATAATGATATAGATGAATTGTTTCATGCTCAAATAGAAAAGAAAGATAATTTCTTTAAATATGATGAGTCATTAAGTCCAGGTAAATTTCCAACACAGTTAGGCTCATTTGGTGAAGTTCAACCATTATATTATGATCCATTAGTTTCTGAAACATGTTTTACTTCATATCCAAAAAGATTAATATATTCATTACAAGCACAAGATGAAGAAAGAAAAGATTTCTGGAGAGTTTTCTTAAACTTTAATTACAAAGATTTTAAAAATGATGTAAGTGTTATTAAACCTATTAGTAAGAATGGAGCATTAATATTTTTCCCACATTTATCTCCTCAATTATTTAATGGAGTAGATACACTAAAATTAGGTTCAAATAATAATGTAACTATTGGAGATGGTAAATTATTTAGTCAACCATTCCAAAATGTTGCTAATGCTGATATATCAAATGAATATGGATCATGTGAAAGTATAAGAGGTGTAATAAATTCACCTATAGGATTATTTTTTATATCACAGCAACAAGGTAAAATATTTCAATATGGAGGTAAAGGGCTAGTGCCAATATCAAATGCGGGAATGAAATGGTGGTTTGCAAAATATTTACCATCTAGATTTATAAAACAATTTGCAAATTCAGAAACTTCTGTTTGGACAGATAATCCTGTACATGGTGTAGGTTGTCAAGCAATGTATGATTCTGTTGATGATGTTGTATATTTTATGAAGAAAGACTATCAACTTAAGCCGGAGTTTATAGCAGGTGCAACATTCACAGATAGAGATACTAAACCAGTAGAAATTGTAACAAGTTTAGGTATATCTATTCCAGTTGATATAGGTGATCCATTATATTTTGATGATTGCTCATGGACTATAAGTTATGATCCAAAAGTAAAAGCATGGATATCTTTTCATGATTGGCATCCACAATTAGCTTTACCTAGTATTAATCACTTTTTCACTACTAACAAAACTACAGTAACAGATCCACAATGTCCACCAGGATTTAATTATAATCCTACAAATGGTTTATGTGAAAGAGGTATTAATGAAACAATACCATCTACAGTTACAGTAGAAAATATAGGATCAGATACAACAGGTGGTGCTGCAGCATGTTTAATTGATATAGTAATTACAGTTGATGTATCAGGAAGCACAGGAGATCCAACAGATAGTAATGATAGAGCTTATGCACAGTTAGAATGGATAAAGTCTTTTGTTGGTAATGCAGATATACAAAATGCAATAAGTACTGGAACCATGCAAATGGGATTTGCAGTATGGTCTGATGATGGAGGAGGCGCTCAGTTTAGAGTACGAAATTGGGATAACTCAGGTCCAGGTACTACTAATCCAGCAGGTTATATTTCACCTCACAGTATGGGTAGTACAAATTTAATAGGTCAAAATGGAGTAGATAATGTTGAAAGTTTTTTCTTAAATAATTGGACGGGTGGTGGTACAGATATTCCTGAAGGAATGCAAGCAGGCCTAACTTTAGCTTCAGACACTGTAAATTCATCTTATTCAGCTCAATATCCAGCAAGATCTAGTGATGCAACATATAGAAGGGTAGTTGTTACAGTAACAGATACAGGAGGTACACCAGGAAATCAATGTAATTTACAATCACCAAATGCATCTGCACAAGGTACAGGACAAAGTAACGAGTATATGTATGCATTATTCTGTGGTATAAATTCACCATACCCCAATAATGATCCAGATAGTCCTGTAATGAATCAAATTGCTTGTCAAACTAATGAACTTCTTAATGATATAACAATTACATCAGGGACAGTGGGGGTAACTACAAATGCATATATGTATGGAATTCAATCAACTATTGATGCAAGTTATCCTATTACTAATTGGGATGTTGTTGCAAATGAATTAACGGCAAATATATGTGGTACACCATTTGTTTGTGATTGTCCAGCAGGTTATACTAAAGTATTTCAAAATCCTACAACAACTGCTTATACTGAAAGTACAGGTGTATGTGATGATATTACACCACCGATTTGTAGAAAAGTTAGTTGTCAATGTCCTACAAGTACAGTACCAGGTTCTGTTGTTACTGAGACAGGAACTTGTCCAGATACTGCACCACTAATTTATCAAATGGTTGATGCTAATGCTCCGCAAGCAGATCCCAGATTATGTAATTATTTTAGTTATGAATCTACTCCAGCAAATTTTGAAGTAGGAGGATTTTGGAGACATAATTTTAGATGTGATTCATTTGCTAATTTTTATGAGACTAATTATCCTTGGGAAATAGATTTAATATCTAATACAGGTCAAGCAGTTAATACAGTAAGAAGTTTTGAATATCAATTAGAAACCTATGTATATAAAGGAGATCCTCAATATAATATGTGTGGTGGAGACAAATGGGAAGATTTAGACTTTAATTTTGATGCAGCCATTGTATATAATAATGATCAAACATCAGGATTATTAAGTTTAAATATTGCTGAGTTTAATAACCCTTGGGGTAATTTACAATACCCTGCTATAGGTTCCAATACTATTGATATAGAAGTTTCAAAAGTAGAACATAAATTTAGGTTTAATCAGTTTTGGGATATTACAAATGATAGAGGTGAGTTTACTAATGCAGAACAATCTATTTTTAATACAGATTGTAATGGTTATATAAGACCTTTAAATCCTATTAATTTAAATTATCAAAAACCTCCTACACAACGTAAGAAGTTTAGACATTACTCTAATCACGTTATACTTAGAAAAAATGTATCATCAAACAGAAAAATGCTATTAAGACTTAATAATACTAAACTACAATTATCAATGAGATAATGACTAAAGATTTTAATTACATAACAAGCCGTGGATTACCTGGAGGACCCAATCAAGAAATAACATATGTTACAGGGGTTGTTTCTGTAGAGGGATATAGATATGATAGCCCTGATAAAAACAATTCAGTTAATCTTATTGAGTCAGGTAATATTAGTATGATTGAAAATGATGGTAGCCCATTAAAAAAAGGACCTTTACTTGGTATAGATAATTTAGGTAATAAAGAAATAATGACACCTGGTATAAATTATAGTTTTCCAGGAGATAAAGTACTTGAAATACCTATAGCAAAATCCGGTGGCTCAGTAAGTTGGAATTGGAAAGGTAAATCATATTCAGGTACACTTATTCCTAGCATGGAAAATGAAAAGAATAGATATGCTAGAACTAAGAACGGTAAAATTAAAACATTACCCAAAGCTCAATATGGAAATAAAGAATGGATTAAAAATTGGATAGAAACACGTAATGCTACTGGTCAATTTGAAGATCAATTAGGTAATGGACAAATGGAAAAAGGTTTTAAAAACCTTGATGATGTTAAGAAAGTTTCTAGAGAAGAAATGGTTAAGGCAGGCAATGAAGATGCTAGCAATTGGCAATTTAATGCTCCTAATGGAATGTATGTTCCTTCTGATAATATTTATTTTTCTGATCCAAGATTCTTCTCACCTAATAAAGAAGAAGACACCGATGTTCATGAACTAAGCCATGTGTTTGATATTGGAACAAGTGGTTTACCTGGAAAAGATATGAAAGAAGAAATTCCAGAAACTAACATACATAAAGCTATAAAAAATATACCTGTAAAAGGTGGATATGAAACAGAAGATTATCTGCCTCCTGTAGAGATTTATGCTGAATTAATGAAATTCAGAAAAAAGAATAATATAGATCCCAACAAGATTTATACTAAAGATGATTTACCTGAATTAAGAAAAAAACTTAAAGAAGAAAGTGACTATGGTCTATTTAACTTAGATGATATATATGAAGATAAAGAAATTTTAAGATTAATGAATGAGGTAGCAACAATAGATGCATCTCAAGAAAATAATATTAGATATGCTGAATACGGAGGTTCATTACCTAAAGCTCAAGATGGTGATGAAACTTCTTCTGATTTAGAGAAAGAAATTGATGGAGTAGATTTATCAAAATATAATGTAAGAGTTATACAATATCCATATGGTAGCAAAAAATTTAGTCCAGGTCATATTGAATCCGTGTTGGTTGATAAAAAAACAGGAAGACAAGTAAATAAAATTTCAGGTACTAAACTTGTAGGTTATATAAATAGATGGGCGGGTCCTGGTAATAGAAGAGTTACACAAAGAGATTATGAGCAAGAAGAAGATGTAAGAACAGTAGATCTTAATTTATCAGAAAGTGAAATTAAAAATTATATAACTGAAGCCCAATTATTTACAGGAACAAACAAAGGAAAAGAACATACTAAGAGTGGATTAAGTGTAGGGAAGTTACCTTTATCAATAAACGATAATAATATCTATGATTATGATTTTGTAGATTCTAATTGTGCTACTGGTGTATGTATGGGATTAGGTATGGATCCTAATTCACCAGAAAATACTCAAGCGGGTATAACAGATCCAAATTTAGTTATGGATGGTATCTTATCAAAATATAATGATTTTATAGTACCGGGAAGCAGTACAGGATATAGAACTAGTAGAGAAGAAGGATTAAGAAATTTAGTTAAAGATAATTTAGGAGAAAATGTTAATGCTGGAACTATTGATGTACTTACTAATTATTTAGATAGTTTAAATAGAGATGACATAAATAATACATTAGAAAGTATACTTCAGAATCCTACAGCATTAAAAATACTTAAGGATGATGGAGATCTTAGTAAGATTGGAGATAGGGCATTTAGAGACTTAACATCATTATTTAATGCTAATTTTAATCCATTTGTTGACGTTGGTAAAGGTAGAGAGCAAATGGCAAGAAACAATATAGATAAGATTAAAAGAGATGTTGTTAATATGTATGAAAGTATTCCTGAAGGAACAATACCAGCTGCACTAGAAGCATTAAATGAACAATATATAAAACCTAATAATCCCTTTGATGTATCTCTTGAAGGTGTAAAAAATATACCAGGTTGGTGGAAAAATAAACTAGGTTTTAAAGAAGGTGGTTCAACTACAAACCCATATACTATTTATATGAATTATATTAATGGTCTTGATGATAGTGAAACTGCAAAAAATATATTTGATAAACTAAACAGAATGCATTATAAAGATGCAAAAGAGCGTGGAATGGGTGTAGCTAATTATATTGCTACTAATGTTATTGCTAATTCTTAAACCTTTAAAGATTAGCAAATCTCTTAGATAATTTGTATATTAATAATATAATATAGGTGAAATGAACTTAAACAAAATAAGTGTAAAACAGCAAGGTGGACAGATGATTCCTAATCAACCCGGTATGCAACAGCAACCACAGGTTGATCCAGCTATTCAACAAGTTAGTGTGTTTTTTAAAGAGTCTATTGATAAAGGTGGTAAACCAGAAGAAGTTGTAATGGGTTTAATGCAACAAGAAGTAGATCAAAACACTATTGTACAAGCACTTATGTCTTTGGGTTATCAAGAAAATGACTTACAAGTTTTGTTTCAAAACATTCAAGAACAACAGCAACCAGCAGATCCTACTGCACAACAAATAAATCAAGACCCTCAGCAGTTAGCAAGACAACAAGAAATACAAGAAGATCAACAAGGATTAAATGTAAATATAGATCCTATTGAAATGGCTAAGTCAGGCATAGAGATTAAACCTGAAAATGAAGGTAAGTTTACAGCATGGGCTAAGGCACGTGGTATGAGTGTTCAGGAAGCGGCTAGGAAGGTTATGGCTAATAAAGATAGATATCCTACTAGAATAGTAAAGATGGCTAATTTTGCAAAAAATGCTGCTGGGTGGAAAAAAGAAGAAGGGGGAGAACAGAAAAAGTTTGAGCCACACTTTATGTATAAAGGTGATAGGAAGATTAGAGCTAAAGATATGGAAACACATCTTAGACTTAAAGAAGCTGGTTATACTCATGATGCACCTAAAGCACAGACAGGAAATGAAATGATTGATTCAGCATATGAATTTGCTAATAAAAACAATACTACCGTAAAAGATTTAGAAGGTAATATTTTATATGGTGGTCAAGATGTAGTAAATGATAAAGATGATGGTTTAGTTCAAAATCCTTTTTATATTAATCCTTCAGCATTTCATAGTGGTAAAAGATTTAGTCCAGCTTCTTTAGTAAATTCAGTAATGGATTTTGGTACAACTTTATTTAGTGGACAAGATAAAGATAACGATGGACTTAAAGATGGATCATTAAGAGATATTAAAAATAAAACAATTGCTAACAAAGCACAAAAATATGCTGATGCTGACTATACATTAAACTTAGATTTAGGTGAGGAAAATATAAATAATTTTAAAAATTGGTTAACTCAATATCAAAAAGAAAATCCTACTGTAGATAGTGCTGTATCTAATTTACCTACACCAAACATAGAAACTAATCAATCAGAAATAAATAATGTAGTTGAACAAGGAAAAAACTGGCTTAATGAAAATATTACTGGTTTAAGTGATTCAGCTCAAGGGTTATACGATGCACTTAAAAACAAAATTGGTTTTGATAAAGGAGGGCAGCCTAATCTTAAAAAGATGCAATTTGCAGGTTCTTCAAATAATTCTGGTCTAAATATGTTTGATATAGAAGGTCAACTACAAACGGATTACATAGCAGACACACAAGCTGTAGCAGATGCACAATTACAACAAAGGTTTCCTGGATTAGGTGATACACCTTTAGAGTCAGAAACACAGGTTAATAGCCAGCAATTACTTGCAGATGCAGAATTAGATGCTGATTCATTATTTGATAAAGTGGATTTTGGTTCTGTAGATGTTGATACTGGTGGTGTATTTGGAGCTTTAAAGAGAGGGTATAATAGTAATGCAATGAGAGCTTTTGAAGATATAGCTGGAAAAGGTATTGGTATTATTTCTAACATAAATGATTTTAAGGAAGATGCTGATGATAGCGGTTATGTAGATGCACGTGAAAATATAATTGCTGATAATGCATATGCTACTAAAACAGATCCACAATTTAAAAAAGGTAAAGGTCCTGATATTAATACTGGTTTGTTTGGCAGTGATGCCGATAGGGTGACTGGTTACTATATGAAAAATGGTGGTACTAATAATCCAGGCTTTAAAGCATTACCAAAAAGTGTGCAAGCTAATATATTACAAAACATGCAAGATGGAGGTGATCCATTTAATCCATTAAAATTATTTACAGGTAACTTAGAAGAATATCAACAAAAAGGTGAAACACCTACAAGATCACGTAAAAGTAGATCTGAGATTGAATCAGAAATATTAGAATTACAAAACCAAATAGAAACTGAAAACTCAAGGATTGAAGATTTTCAATCAAATATAGATAAAATATACCGTGGTTTTTTAACATCTAAAGAAGCGGATAGTGATGAATTAAGACAAAGTCAGCTGAATAAAATATTAGAAAATTCATCTATTAATCCAAATCTATTTAATGTTACAACTGATGCATATGGAGATGCAGTTGTAGGTTTAGATAGTATTCCTAGTGCAACTAGAAACTGGTTACAAAGTAGAACGGATAGTGGTCAAGCTGGATATGGCTGTACAAGTTATGGTTGTGGTATATTAAGACAAGCTGGTGCAACAACAGAAGAGGGCAAACCCTTTCCTATTATATCAGGTAATAGTCAACTTAATAGTATGATTGAACGCAATGAAGGAGGCTTAGGAATGCAATTAATGGAACCTGGCTTTAGTGATTTAAAACCAGGTGATAGAGTTGTATCTAATTATAGTACTACTGGTGGATCTGGTGCTGCACATACAATGATATTTACTGGAGATTATGATAAAAATGGTTCTCCTATAATGATGGAAAATACAGGTGGAAGAGTGGGTAGTGGAGTAAATTATAGACCTCTATCTAGTATTAAAGGTTATAATGATACTAGTGATCCTGACTCAGGATTAAGAGTAACCAGATATGTTGGGTCATCAAATGATTTAAATAATCAATTGAGTGCTTTACAATCTCAGTTAGATAATAAAGATTATTTTGTTGAACCAATAAAAGTATCTAAGATTGAACCAAGCCCTATAGCTTTGCCTGAAATTCAAGTACCAAGAGGAGAGTTGTTGCTTAGGAATGATTATGGTGGTGAAAAAGGTGAAGCAGCTTATTTAGCAAATAGAGATAAAGTTATTAAAAGAGAAATGGCTAAGGCACAACAAGGAGGAGAGACAATAAATGTAGATTCTAAAATGTTAGCTAAATTAATTGCAGCGGGAGCTGACATAGAAATGTTATAATTATGGCAAAGATTAAAATAAATAAATTACCTAAAGGTTTTAAACTAGTTGACGGCAAAGTTGTTGAAGATAAAGTTATGCAATACGGTGGTGATATGTATTTGACAGGTGACCAAGCAGATTATGGTTTAGTTACAACTCCACAAGAATATTACGGACAAACTATGTTTAATAACACTGATGATCAATCAGTAAGATATAGTTTATCTAGTGTACCTAGAGAAGATGCTAATATAGAAGCAGAAGGTGGAGAAACAGTTTTAACTGATTTAAATGACAATGGTGATTTTGGTCTTTACAATATAACAGGACCTAGACATTCACGAGGTGGTGTACCTATGTTTTTACCTGAACAATCTTTTATTTATTCTGATACACCTAAATTAAGGTTTAGTAAAGATGAAATGACTGAATTTGATATGGGCGGATCAAGAAGAACCCCAGCACAAATTTCTAAAAGGTTTGGATTAAATAACTATTATGCAGAATTAGATTCTCAATTTTCAGATAATATTTCTTCTAGAAGTGCAGAGTTAATGTTAAAGAAAAATATGGAAGACTTATCTAAATTAGCTTTTATGCAAGAAGCAAAAAAGAATTTTGAAGATGGTGTACCTTTAGCATCACATCCTTTTTTAATGTCACAAGGATTAGATCCATTAGAGTTTACAGCTAATGTAGAACAGATATCTATGCAACAAGCACAAAATAATGCAATAGAACAATTACCTGTGGATCAGCAAAATCAATTAAGAATGTTGCAACAAATGCTTGCTCAGGCAGAACAACAACAGGGCATGTCTGCACAAAATATGCAAGCGCCACCAATTGACTCTGCTAATCAAATGCAACTTGCTCAAGCAAATAATGATATAATGCCTATGGCTAGGTTTGGTAATGAAATGTCAGACTTTTTGAATAAGGCACAAGCAGGTACAGAAACTGATACAGATAGTTCTACTACAATGTATGCAGTTAATGGACAACCTGTGGATAGAGCTACATATATTGATAGTGTAATTAGAAATAATCAACATAGAGATTTTGATGGTAATATAAAACCAGATTTTATCAAAGACTTGTCTGATGCAGAAATCAAAATGTATGGAAAGAATTTAATGAACATAGAAGATTTTGATGTTTTCAATCAAAATGATACTAGTGGAGATTTAAGTATTACAGAAGAGCAATTTAATGAAACTTACGGTAATGTTAATAATAATCAATCTGATCAAATAACAACTATTGTTCAGGATAATGTTGAAAATGTAAGATCTAATGCACAAACAGAAGATAATGAAGCAACAACGACTGGTGAAGCAACAACAAGTTCAGAATCATTTGATCCGTTAAAGTATTTTCCAGAGGGTAGTGATACATATAAGCTTATTCAAGAGAAACAATCTAAAGGTTTTGAATTTTCTCTTACTGATGAAGGTAAGCTTAGATATTATAAACCCGCATCATCTAATTTTGAAGGTAGAGAGGGTAGAAGTCAAACTAGTGCAATAGATATTGTAGGATCAGATGTTGAAGGAGATCCAATATATAGTGAAGATGAAAGAGGAACCGGAGAGGTTATTAATCAATCAGACATAGGTTATTTTGACTATGGTATGTATTCAGATGGTAATATACCAGGAACACAATATTCTACAGGTAATCAAGATAGTTGGTATGGTTCAGATCAATATGCATCAGATGAAGCTAAAGATGATTGGATGAGGAGAGTTGGTAAGATAGCTAAGAAAATAGAAGGGTTTGATTATAATAAAGGAAAAAATGATCCACAATGGTTAGAGTTTCAAAAGTTATATGAAGAAGAAAGAAAGAAATTCTATGATAAAGTAGGTGCACCATATAGACCTTACTTTGGTTCTGGTGAAACTGGATCAGATTTAGATGGTAAAGCAGGTGCTAAAGTATTTAATGCTCCTGGATTTGATATAGACTTTACAGCTGCAGAAGAAGGATTTATTGATATACCAGAAGCAGAAGAAAAAGAAGAAATTGTAATTCCTGAATTAGAAACTACACCCGGTCCCATAAAAGAAGTGTGGAGACAAGACCAAAATAACTTAATGGCTTTAGCAGCTATACAAGATGATTTATATTTACCTTGGTCACCTAAGTTAGAAGAACAAAAAATTGACTATGTATTAGATGACTATACTGGTAAAGTAAATGCAATTATGGGTGCTCAAAACACTATGGCTAGTGCATTAGGTGCTGCTGGTGGTCCTCAAGCAATAGCAAGAAGTAATATTCAAGGTAAAAGTCTTAATGCAATTGCACAAGCCATAGACAGAACTAATAGAACTAATTTAAATATTATGAACCGTGCTGCATCACAACAAGCACAAATGGATGCACAGATTGATATGAGAAATAAAGCTATTGATAAAGGTTTATATGATGATACAGTGTTTGCATTACAAGAAAAGCAAAATTTTGATAATGAAAAGATTGCTAAAAACAATGAACTCTTTAATGCAATGATGACAAATGCATCTAACACATATAACTTAAATACTTTATATCCTTATTATAATGTTAATCCACAAGGATATGGAGATGTTGAGTTTACTGAAAATGGTCAACAGCTATATAAAGCAAATCAAGTAGATCAACAAGAAGCCTTTTTAGATGCATATACCAAACTTAGGAAAAACTTACCAGCAGATCAAAAGATAGATGCTGCTTTTTTAGATAGATATTTATCTTTAGGTAATAGTAGTATACCTGCTATTGGTACAACAAAGGGTGTAGCTGATATGCAACAACGTGGAATACCTGGATACCCTGGTTCAAATGTGCAATCAAAAAAAGGTAAAGAAATAAAAAAACTACCAAAATCATTTCCATTTTATGGTGGAAAGATGGGGGTATAAACTTAAACAGTTTATAATGAATACTTTGTAAACTTATTAAATTATATTAATTTTGAATTATGGCAACATATATTAAAGGAAGCAAATCTTACGTACCGGATATTAAACCATTTACTCCGGATTATAAATTTTTGTCTGCAGTTTTGGAGACAAGAACAGATAAGTATGATGCCAATTTTAAAGCAACAAATGATTTATACAATAAAGTTGTGTATGCGGATCTATCAAGAGAAGATACAAAAGAACGTAGAGATCAGTTTGCTGAACAAATAGGACCGCAGATAGAAAAGATATCAGGTATGGATTTATCATTACAGCAAAATGCTGATAATGCAAGAAGTGTATTCGCTCCTTTTTATCAAGATGATTTAACAGTTAAAGATATTGTGTTTACATCTAAGTATAGAGATGAAATGGCATATGCCAATAGATTGCTTGATTCAACTGATCCAAAAATGCATGAACGATACTGGGAAACTGGTGTAAGAGGAATGCAATATAGAATGGATGACTTTATAAATGGATCAGAACAAAAAGCTTTACAAGCACAATTACCTAAGTATATAGGAGATGCAGATTTATTTGAATTGGCAACTGAATATTTAGAAAGCATGGATCCACCACTTAAAATGAAGATAAATCATTATGGTGAAAATAAAGATGGTACTGCAAATACGGATTGGATTATAACTGAACAGAATGGTAGACTAATTACTGGAGCTGCATTACAGGCTGTACAGTCAGCTTTATTAGATAACCCAACAGTACAAAGAGCATATCAAGAAGATGCTTTTGTAAAAAGTAGAGATTTTGCATCACAAGGAATGCAAGCCGGACAGTTTGCATCAGTAGAACAAGGTCAAGAAGCATGGGCACAAGAAACTATTTCAAGAATTAATGAGTTAAATACTCCAGAAATTAAAGAATCAACTAAGGAATTAAAAAAAGCTCAAGATGCAAATGTAAACTGGCAGAACTATCAAGAAAATAATGGTATTGTTCCTGGCTCAGATTTAGAAGAGGCAATGGTTGAGCAACAAAGTGCTGCAGAAGCTATGCAAGCTGCATTAGATGCTAAGGTTGAAATACAAACTTTAGCAAATACTCCGTCAAAGAGTTTACAAGGAACACTTAATAAAGCATATAATTTATTAATGAACTACAATATTAGTGGAGATTTGAAAAAAGCTGCTGTTAATTTTAGTGCACGTGATCAAGAGTATACTATGGAGGCTAATGATTTTGCTTTAAAAGAAAAACAATACAAGTATGACATGGCTAAAATAAGAGCTAACGCAGAAAATGCAATGCTATTACAAGCTCAGAAAGCCAAAGATGCAGAAGATTTAGCAAGACTTAAAGGAGAAATTGTTGATGGAGATGGAGACCCAAATTCTCTTAGATCATTGTTAAAAGGTACTAATGTATCTTTTGGTGATGCATCAACATTTGTTGCATCTACAGATGAAGATGGGGTAATTGATCCAGATACTGATGTTACTAATATGAATAATGAAGCATTTTTACGTAGAGATAATGCATTATTTTTAAGACAAGTAGATAATATTCTTGCTGCAAAACAAATTATAAATCCAAGAGGAGATTCAGCTTCTGAAAATGGTACTTATGGTATTAAAGTTATTCAAGATGGTAAAGAAGTAGAGTTTAGGGGAACTATTGCACAAATAAAAGAAAAACTTACAGCTCCAACAATAGAAGGTGAAGGTGAAGAAGCTAAGATTACTGGATATGCAAATAGAAATTTAGTATCTGGTTTATATGATAAAACTAGAAATGCTTTTGTAGATACATATAATCAGACTAAACAAAATGCAAATTTAACCGGTGTTGATGCAAACTTTGCACCCTATCAAGAATTATATGATGCTATGGTTGGTCCAAATAATAGTACAGATATTCAAATGAAAGGTCTTAATACAGCAATGAATACAGTACTTAGTAATCATAGAGAAACCTATGATCTTATGAAAGCTAACTTAGAAAGTAGAGGGGAATCTGGTTTTGATAAAAATGCTAAACTTCTTGCTGATGCTGGTTTTCCATCAATTATGAATGATCAAAATCAAATTATACCTAAAGAAGAGTATTTTAAAACAGTACAAGGTATGATAGCTAACGGTACAATTAAAAATCCAGATTTATGGGGATGGGATGGTACTGATGATGTAAAGTATATGATTGATGAAACAAAAACAGAAATATATGAAGGTAGAGATGAAGCAGGTGTACCTACAATGAAAACAAGAACTGTATACACAGGAAATAAAGTACCTGATTATAGAGAAATTAACAAAGAAGCTGGAGAATACTATGATAAATTGTATCAATTATTTCAACAAGGATTAATTGGAACACAAGGAGATTTATCTACCGGTACAGTTGATAGTATATTAGCTGGTTATGGAGATGGATCAGATGGATTAAAGTTATCTCCTACATATAATTATAGTATAAATCCTTTAACAGGTAATTCACAAGGTGAAGCAGAGTTGGGTAACTTACTACAGCAAATAAACACATTAGAAAAAAAAGGTAATGCATATGGTATAGTTGCAGGCAGTATAGATAATGTTGATGATATTTTAATAAGTGATCCGATAGCAGAAAAAGCATGGAACTTATATAAAGAAGATTTAAATACTTGGTATAACAATCCTAAAAGGTCTAATACAGATGCTATAGCTCCTATTGCAACTTTACAATACAAACCTATTTATGGTAAATCTCAAGATGGTAATAAAACTACAGCAGGTTATCAAGTTATTTTTAGCCCTGAATGGTTAGCTTCTAAAGTTAAAGGTGGCTCAGATCCAAGTGCTCAATACGGTGCTTTAACAACAAAGGATATTACATACTTATCTGATGCAGGTGAAAATGAAGCAGTTGGAAGTGGTGTATCATTTATATTTCAACAAAAAGAAGATATAAATGTTAAAGCAGCTTCTAATCAATATTACTCTGCTATAAACACAGATATTATGTCTAGTGAAAATGGGTATGCAGATTATACAGTTCCGGATATGCTAACACCAACTGCTAACTATAGAATAAGCAGAATTGATAATAACAACTATTCAGTTAACTATACTGTTAATAGATATATACCTTACAATTCAGAAACAAAAACTGGAGGTAATTATAGATCTGAGGAATTTACACAACCAATAGATATGACTTATGGTATAAGAGGTTTAGACCCTCAAGTTTATAAATTAGAATCATGGTTTAAAACAATAAGAGAAGAAAATAGATTAGCTAGAAAAAAAGACCAAGAACAGTACGGTATAAAATAATAGACTAGATGAAAGAGCAAGGGAACACACCTTTACAGACTGCTGTAACTAGCAATCAAAGAGAAACAAGCGTAGTTCCAACTGGACAATTTAATTTTATACCAGTTGAAGATATGTTTGAAGGACCAGAAACTCAGTTAGCTGAAGTATTAGCTACAGATCCTGGTGCAATTGCAAATGTAGGTGCATATAAAGCAGATATAGACAAGTATGGTATACCTGCAATGGCAAGTTTAGGTGTAGCTAGACCTTCTTTAGCTACAGGTTTATTTGATCCTGTTAAACAACAGAACCCTCCTCAAGATACATACAATACAGTAAAGAGTATTTTAAAAGCTGAGTCAGCTGGACCTGCGGCAGATATTGTTGATCCACGTTTTGCTAACATTAGACAAAGTAATTTTTTAAGGTATTATGAACACCCTGATTTTGCTCAGTTAGGTTTTACTCCTTATGCAGATATGGAATCATATTATAACGCAAACTCTTCAATTTGGGATGATATGTCTAGAATGAGAGGTGAGTTTGGTAGTTTAGTTGGTTCTGGATTTTCAAGTGTATATAGAAGTCTGGGAGATTTGTTTGATGATGATGCATATCTTAGTGCACCAGATATTGATTCAGGAATGGAGTTTGAAGATGCTATGGCTATTGGTAACTCATCAAGAGGAGGAGCACTAGGTTTTACAAATAACTTGCTTTTAAATAGTGGTTATACATTTGGTATAATTGGATCTATTGCCTTAGAAGAATTAATACTTGCCGGTGCAACATATGTTACTGGCGGTGCAGCAGCTCCTGTGGCTGGAGCAAGAACAGCAATGAATGTTGCAAGACTTGCAAAGGGTACAAAAAACTTTTTTAATATAAAAAACATGCAAGCTTCTACCAGAGCTTTAATGAATCAATTAAAAAATTATGATGCAGCTAAAGCTTTTTGGCAAGCTGCAAAATCTGGAGGAAGGGTAGTAGGTAATATATTAACTCCACAAACTTATTCTGCACTTAAAAATTTCAAGACTGCTAAAAATGCTACACAAAATGCAAACAATTTGGCAAAAGCTAAAGCTGGATTTGGTGGTTTTTATAGAGATTTTAGATCAGTAAATTTAGCATTAGCTGAAAGTAAGCTTGAAGGTGCTATGGTCTATAATGAACTTGTAAGAGAAGGTGTGGCTATACAGAAGAAAAAAACAGGTAATGTAACACCTGAACAAATGGCACTTATACAAAACCAAGCAGGTGAAGGTGCTTTTTATACTACAATGACTAATGCACCATTAATCTTTTTAAGTAACCAAATTGTATTAGGGAATGCAATGGGTGGATTTAATAGATCATTGGGTAGGGTGTTTAATGATACATATAAAAAAGGTCTAAACGGAAGATTATTTAAAGGGAAAGGTGTAAAAGATGCTGCTACCGGTAAAATTAAAGATGTATTTGAAGATGCAGGATCTGGTATTAAAGGTTGGTGGACTAAAGTAAAAGCCGGTGGTATTAAGGGTAATACTGGAATGGCAATAGCAGCAACTGCAAGATACTTTGCTGCAAACGTAGCAGAAGGTTTACAAGAAATTGGGCAAGAGGCTATTGCTGTAGGTACTAAAGGTTATTATACTGCTGTAATGGAAGATCCATTAGCAGGTGGTGTAGAATTACAGAATGATATGATTCTTTCTGGAATGGGTTCTCAGTTTAGTGGACAAGGTGTAGAGACTTTTTTATCTGGATTTTTAATGGGTGGTATTGTACAAGGACCTCAAAAACTAGTGTTTCAAGGGATGCCTGCTTTATATAATAGAATTAGTGACCCGAAAGCATTTAAAGAATTCCAAGAGGAAAAAAGAAAATATGTTAAAGATTTAGTTAAAGTACATAACGAAGCATGGAATAGTACAATTAATGATCCTTCTGGTTTATTTGATCCAACTAAATTAAACTTTTTAGTTCAAAAGCAAGTTGCTGCAGCAATGAAAAAAAATGCTTTTACTCTAGATAGATTTGGTTTTACAGATGAGAAAGATTTTGCAAAGTTTCAACAACTTTATACTATTTTTCAAAATGGAACATCTCAGTATTTTAGATCTCAGCTTACAGATTTTATGAAAATGAGTGATGAAGAATTAGCTCAAGCATTTCCTAATCAAAAAAAAGATATTAAAAGTGGTAAAGCAAGACAAAGACTTCAAGATTTAGTTAATAACATAGATAAGTATGAAACTACTTTTGAAAACAACAGAAATAAATTTAAAAATCCTTATGATAGATCACAATATGATAAAGGTAGCAGACAATATATTTTAGAAGCTATTAAAGAAAAAGCATTTGAACATGCTACATATCTTTATATGTTTACTGAAGACGGATTTAAACGTGCAATAGAAAGAGCTGATAGTATTTATACTAACTTAAGTAATGATCCATTATTTGAGAAAATGGCAGCTAATGATATTACAGTATTATTAGACATAGACTCCATTAATAATGAAATTGGATTGCTATTACAAGATATTGCTGTTCAAGATAAAGATAGCAAAGACGGTAAAAAAGTTATTGAACAGAAAACAGATAAAATTAAAAAACTTCAAGCTGTTGAAAAAATATTAACTGCTCCAGAAAATTTAACCAAAGATGGCTCTTTTGATAGAAGAAAAATAAACAGACTTACTACTGCATTTCAGGACTATGTTCAATTCATGGCGCAATCAACTAACTCTTTTGTAGATAGATCCAAAATTCAAGAGGCTCTTAAACAAATGGTTGATTATCATGCATTAAAAGGTAGAGCTAAAGTTTATGATAAAGCAATTGAGTATTTAAACAATCCAGAAAGACTTAATGAAATTGTTGAAAGACAAATAGAGGTTAATAAAAATATATATAAAAGTCTTAGTAAAATACATAAGCAACAAATAGAAAAGTATATCAATATAAAAGAAGCTAATACTTTAATGAATAAATTATTTGAAGCTGGTTATGTTGGTGATCCTGAACAAGTAAAGAAATTCTTACTTACAGGAAATGTAAATGAGCTAAAAAACTTTTATGATGAACAAGGTGATATAGATCCTCAATTAGATAAAGTAAAGTATGATCAAATTCAAAGATTGCTTGATACATATAGAAAGATGTCAGAAAAAACTGATGACTCAGGAGAAACAACTGAACAAAAGAGTAAAGACATTGAGGTACAAGAAACAAAAAGTAATCAAGAAGAAATCTTAGAAGAAGCTGATATAGATGTTATTTTACCTGAATCTAATAATACTCCATTATTAAGAGCTTTATTAGATAGACAGTACAGAAAGTATGCTGGTACTCAAACTGTTCTTGGTGAAAAAGTTAAAAGCTTTGAGGAGTGGAGAAACGAAGAAGGGTTGAGCTGGCAAAATACATTTAATGCATTAAAGAAATTATGGATATCAGGTAAACTTCCAGTATTAGATGCTCAAGGTAATCCTGTATTTGGAGAATTAACTGATGAAGATATTAAATCTGAAAAAGGTTTTGAAAATTGGTTAAAAAGCAGAGAGGTATTAGAAAATGATTTAGTAAAAGAAATACTTCAAGCAGCGGGTATACCATTAAATGAAATGTATTATACTGAACCAATTGAGTCAGATCCAAGTACAGTTACTCCAGCAGTAGGTAATGAAGATGATGAAATTGATCCTGCTAATCCACCTAAACCAAGTATTTTTCAATTAGGTGCAACAACAGATGTACTTAAAATAATAACAATAAATCAGCAAGGTCAAGCTGAGGCTTTATATAAATTAATTGATAAGAAAGGAAATAATGTATCTTCTGAACTATTATCACAAATAGGCGTTACACTTAATGCTTTTAGTGATTCTGGATCTGCTATTGCAGCTATGAGAGAATTAGATAAACGTGCACCAGATACTACACCATTTCCTTTTGATGGTCAAATGTTATTTCAAGGTCAATTGGTTTATGATAAAGATGGTAAAGAGTATAGAGTAATCAGCACTCCTAAATTTATACAGGGTGGAAACTTACGTTTACTTCCTAATAACTTTGAAGGCAAACCTATTACATTACAAGCAGGGCAGTTTAAAAATTCTTATTCCATACAAGAATTTAAATTTGACTTATTACCAACAAATGTATCTAGAGTTAATATAACCGATATAAATAAATTGTATCCTCATGCAGATACTGTAGATGGACAAAGAGACTATAGTTATGCAGATGATAGGTTAAATATTATATTAGATAATTTAACACAAGAAGAAATTAATAATCTTGAACTTGTTATTACATCAAATAAAATAGTTAACAACGAATCATCTAAATATATTGTATCAGGTAAAGAAGAAAATCCTTATGTTGATATAAAACAATCTAAGTATAGTATAGGGCTTGCTATTCCTGATGGAGAGACAAAAACAAAAATCAATAGAATATTAAGAGAAAACAATATTCCTTTAACAGATAATGAAAATGGTGTATTTGCATATATTCCTAACGGTAATGTAACTATGCAAGATGCTCAGGGTAAAACAATAAAATCTTTATCTAACATATCCAGAGAACAAGCGTTAAATACTTTATTTGTTAGTCCTGAGTTAAGAAATAAATTAGATCCAAAACAAGCTTTAGAGTTAGCAAGAAATAATTTTGCTCTGAATGCATTATTGGTTTCATATGCTGATGGTGTAATGAAGAGTAATGTAGATATGAATATTGTATCATTAAATGATTTACCATTTGGATTAGGATTTGTTGCTCAAAAAGGAGGAATGTCTTATGACAATAGTTCAACAAGATCTTTAAAAGATTTACGCTATGAACACGCTGATGAAAATGGTAACTATTTTATTTTTGATTTAAAAAGGAAAAAGGGAGGTGCTAGATCAGTAGAATTTATTACTTCACTAGAAGGTAGTGAGGGAGTTAAGCTATCTAATAAAATAAAATCTAGACTTGAAAAAGATTTAATGTGGGATGATATTAAGAATGGTACTGATAGATATATAGCTATAGTACAATTACCTGATGGATCTTACAGACCTGTTAATTTAAAAGCCCGTACATTTAATAAATCTCAAAGAGATAATTTAGCAGCAGATCTTGTTAACCGTGCACAAAAAACTAAAAAGGAAAACTTAGATAAAGATGGTAAAGCTAAAGACTTAGCATATAACACTCAATTTAATGAAGAGAATATAAGAGGGTCTGTATTTATATCAGCTAAAGAAGGTTATAATATTTCTTTACAAGTTACTCCATGGGGTAAGTTACAACTACAATTATATAATACAGATATAGGTAAACAAATAGGAGATACTATTACTATAGATATACCTGCTGGAAATGCAAAAAGTTTTGTATCAGATTCATCTATCAATGGTTATATACAAGCATTAATTAATGATTTTAATAATAACGCAGATATAGCAGAATCAGGAAATAAAATATCAAATAAAAACTTTAGACAATCATTTCCAACACAGGTATCTGCTGCTGATCTTATAGATGCTACTACTACTAATGTGAGACCAGAAGTAGTATTAAATAATTCAGCTAGAGCAATAGGTGATTCCTCAGCCATTCAAGCTGAAGTTGATAAGGGTAACATAAAAGAAGATATTATTGAAGTAGTAGAAGAATCTAATTTTACTTCTGAAGAAGCGGAGTTTAGTTTATTAGATTTAAGTGATCCAGCATTTGCTGAATTTGCAGCTAAAGATTTTATTACATTACCTTCTGAATACATTAATCATATAGTAAATAAAATTGTTAGAGAGGGTGTGGATAATCTAACACCAAGAGAAGTAGAAGTTTATAATATGAGAGCTGCTACTATTAATGTAATGGTTTCTAAAAAAGGTGGCGAAGGTTCACAACCAACACAAGAAGTTAGTAAGCTTGAAGATATAAAACAAAAACTTGAAACTCTTAAGGCACAGCTGTTAGAAGGTGTACAACCTAAAGAAAGAGGTAAGACTCTTAGAACAAATGAAGAGTATCAAAAATTATTAGCTCAAAGAAAAGCAATTGAAAAAGAAGCTAATAAAATTATGTCTTCTTCTGATTTAAGTTTATCAGATGTAGAAGATATAGATATTTTTACTGACTGGGCTGCAAGTAACTTACCTAGTTTTATTAATATAGCTGATATAACAACATTAGGAAATAATTTAAAAGCTGGTGGTGTACGTGTTGGTGCGTTTGTATTAGGATTAAATCATGTAGCTGGTGGACAAAAAGTATCAGGAACTATTTATACTGGTGCAACATCTCCATACAAATATCATGAGGCTTTTCATGGGGTATTTAGAATGTTACTTAGTAATGAGGAGATAACTAAATATAGAAGTATAGCAAGAAAAGAAGTAAGAGCTAAACTTAGAGCTGAAGGAAAAAGCTTTGAGAAAGAACTTGAAAAATTTAAAAACTCTGCAGATACATATAGTAACATGACTAGGAAACAACTAGAGAATGAATACTATGAAGAATATTTAGCAGATGAATTTGAAAAGTTCAAAATAAATCCTAAGAATACAAACACTGATGCAAGTGTTAAATCTTTATTTACTAGAATTATAGAATGGATACAAGGTGTTTTTAATTCATATTCAAAAAATGAATTACGTACTTTATTTGAAAATATTGACTCAGGTAAATTCAAAGGTGCACAAATAGCTAATAATGAATTTACTACAGCATTGGATGTAGGAACTACTATAGAGGCTAATGCATTAATACCACATGACTCAATAAGTAAAGATGATACTTTAGGGTTTATTTATTTAGATAGTGATATAGCAGATCCTTTAGTAAGAAATATATCAGCTATGTTTTTACAACGTATATCTAAATTAAATGAATCTTATAATCCTAAAGAACAAATGGATTCTATACTAGATGATTTTGAATTTTTATATAGTATAGATAATCCTATTAATGAAAATAAAACTGATTTACAGAAACAAAAATTAATTGAAATACAATCAGCTTTTGATAATTATAGTGATGAGATAAGAAATCAAAGTGTAAAGTATATTAATCAAATAAGTGATAAGGCCAATGAAGAAGAATTTCAAGTAGAAGAGTTTGAAGACTCTACTGGTTTGAGAACTACATCTGAGTATGATAAAGATGCATCAATGATTGGTGGATTTAGATCTTTATCTAGTCAGCTTAGAGCTTATATAGCAACAACTTCTGTAGAAGCAACTGATTATTTTGGAAATACTGAATTAACAAACGGTGAGCCAATAATAATAGCTGTTGATTTTGTAGAAGCTTATAATGGTTTACTTAAAGCTGTTAAAAACTTAACTGATCCTAAACAGATATTACAAAGCATGTATTTCTTTGGACAAGATAATTCAGAAACAGCAGCTGTTGTGCGTAGGATCCTAAATGATGTAGGAATAACTGAACAACAATTGTTAAGTGACAATAGCATTCCGTTAGAAGTTAATTCTCCTTTATTATTTCAGTCAATACTAAAAGGTTTTGAAAACTTTAGAGTTGACTACTTATTTAATGAAAGGGACAATGCAGGTAACACAATAGTATATTCTGCGTCAGAAAGAGATGATACTAATTCTCAATTAGATAGATGGAGTCAAGGATTTATTAGTAAAAGAAAACAACTTTTGTCTAATCCTAATTTGAAAACAGAACTGATAACTTTACTTGCTGAAATTCAAAGTGAAATAATACCAAACAGCAAAGGTATTAGTAGTACAAAACTTAAGAAAGATTCTAAAAAATACTCTGAGCAATTATTTAATCTTTCTGGTATTAAAATTAGTCCACTTTATCTTCAGTATAGCATGTTATATAACAGATCTAATTTAAACTCTGATCAACGTGTTTTTTTAGATTTAAATAAAAATGAAACGCCAACATTAACTCATGATTTAGACGGCAAGCCTTATAAAGAAAGTTCTATAGCTTTAATGAGTCAGTTAATTCAAGACAACAATGATATCTTTGCAGTTGATCAATCTGGTATGGATTCTAGATTAAAGAAAATGGCAGTTGGTAATGCACCATTTGATGAAACAATTGGAGCATCTGTATTTAAAAATCCTAATGGTGATTTAGTTTATGCACACCAACTACCAACATATCATTTAAAAAAGGTAGCACAATTAAATAATGCAGATAGTTTAGAAGAGTTATTAAAATCAGATCCTTATTTGGCAAATAACTTTTTATTAAATAATGCAGCTTTTAATCAGCTATCATTAGAATCAAGATTGCAAATAATAAGAGTAGCAGGAAATAAAATAGGTGACCTGTTATCAACTGAAGAAGAACTAAATGATTCTTTACAAGGGGTCAAGCAAACTTCAACATATGGTGATTTTACCCCACAAGAGTTTGCTCTGAACTTAATAAATAATTATGCAGGCTTATTAAATAGTAAAAGTTATAAAGTATCTAATGTAGAAAGTTTAGATGATGAGGGTAATAAAATTACTACTGGATTAGCACCGGTGCTTATAAGAGTAATGGAAGCGTCTAATACAGGAGATATGATTAATCTTCCGGTAATTAAGACTGTGGAAATGGTTAATGAAGAAGCTGTTTTAACTGAAGAGGCTGTAGATATATATATTGATAAAATTAGAACTGAGTTTGCTAGAATAAACAGAGAAGCAAATAATGCAACAAAAACTCAAGAAGATATATTAGGATATACTGACGGAAGAGCACTTACATTTTTTAACACTAAGACATTAATGTCTGAAGAACAACAGACTTTTCTTATTAACGCAGCAATTCAAGCAGGTAATGCAGGTAATGTTATCACACTAGATGATGCTTTAGCAGGAACAGTGACAGTTGCACAACAAACTGGTGAGGTTACCAATGAGGTATCTGGAATGACAGCATTAAGAGAAGGTGTAGTTGATAGCTTAGAAAGCCGTTTTCAAGTATTTGAACAGTTAATAGATGAATTAAAAATAGAAGACCAAATATCTAATCAAGTAAAATCAGGTCCTATTATAGCAGCTGGTGTAAGTAGAACTGCTCTTGTACAATCTGCTTCATTATTAAATCTTAATGATAACTACAGACATAATCTTAAACAGATATTTTTTAATGATGCTATAAATTCATACTCTATAAATGAGATTCTTTTAGGTGATCAAGCTGTTTCTTTAAAAGATTCAGTAGATCAGATTAAAAGAGCTAAAATGCAAAACGGTGCATACTATAGTGCATACTCAGCTATAACGGCTCCATCTCATGGTGTTATCCATCCTGTAGATGATATAAGTTTAGTTACATTAGAAGAACCGGAAGACAGTGGAATTGATATTGCTGATGCTCAAATGTATATTACAACAAAAGCATTTAGATATATGTGGTTTGGTTTTGGTAAATTAACAGCAGCTCAAGCTGAATTGATTAATAGAATTGAGACAGGTCAAACAATAACTTCTGATTCAGTATTTGGAAATGAAGCTACACCTGAAGGTTATGCTAAGATGCAAGCATTGTTAAATTCCAAAAAGTTTGTTTATGGTGATGGAAGTACATTTCTTAAAATGTCTGCTTTTACTTTAACACCAGAATATACATCTATATGGGATGGAGATATAAAGATGTGGTTGCCAAAACCAGGACTGGAATCACTTCATAATCTAAGAGTAAAGTTAGAAGCTATTGAAAAAGAAAAAGAAACAATTGCAATTGCTGCTCCATTAAGTGCAGTTAAAATGAAAAAACAACGTGTTAATTCACTTGAAGAACTAGCCGATGGTAATCCATTTACCAAGGGTTATACTACATTAGATGCTAGATTTATGGGTCTACAACAATTAAATCCATCTAATAAATTAGAGCAAGTTGATCCTACACAAATAAAACAGATATTAACATCTGAACAAAATGATAATCAATTTGTTCCAGCATTAAATATGACTGTTGGTGAAATTAGAACAGAATATAATAAAGCTGTATCAGAAAGAGTTAGTTTAAGATTTAAAGATAAAAGAAATTTAATATTTAGTTTTGATGGTGCAATGGATGAATTAAGTATATCTCAAGCTTCTGGTAAAGTTACACCTAAGCTTGCTGCATTTTTAGAGTTTGCATTAAGCGGTCTTAAAGCCTCACAATCTAGTAGCCAGATACTTGAATTCTTTTCTATGACTAATGGAGTACCAAATTATAACTTAAATAATCAAATCACAATAAGAAAGTTTGAGCAATTATTTTTAAGCTACTTTAGTAAAGGGGTATTTTCAGAAAGAACACCTGGCTTAGGTCTTACATTAGTATCAGACTTTGGAAATAAAGTTTATAGGAGAGTATTTGAAATTAAAGATGGAATACCAATTAGATCTGAAATTATAAGAAGAGCTGCTTGGCAAGGAAATGAAAATGATTTACTTAATATTGATTCTTTAACACAAGAGAATATAGGTCCAGAAGGCGTTGTTGTATTAGATAGATTAAGACATGGTGTAATGGAATATGATGCTAATGGTGAACCTACAGGTCAAAGGTATACTGAGATGATGATGCCATCACATCATAAATCTGTAATGGATTTAATTGAAAATACACCTTCAGCAACTATGCCTGAAGTAATATCAAAAATGTTTGGTGTAAGAATACCATCTCAAGATAATCACTCAGCAATGAATATTAAATGGGTTGATTTTATGCCTGTGTATTTTGGTTCATCAGCAATGTTTGCTAGAGAATTAATTGAGGTATCTGGTGCAGATTTTGATATTGATAAAGTCTTTGCACAGTTTAAAGACTTCTATGTAAAAGATGGAGAATTTTTTGAGTATGGTAATAAAAATACAGTTGAAGAAAATTATTCAGATTATATTAGATATGTAAATACTAATGTAAGTAAGTCTGGAACAATATACTCTGAAGCTTATTTAACTTATGATGAAAATTTAGATGCAGCTAAAATTGAAAATAGCCTTTCAGAATCTGAAGAAAAAGCATACTATCAATTTCTAACAAAACAAAATATTGTTACAGATGCAGGATTAAAAGAAGCAGGTGTAAAGGCATTACAAATGCTTGGTTTACCTATTACCAAAGCACAATACGGTGAGTATGTTGCTAAATTTGGTGAACCATATGCTGCTCCATTAAATAACAAAATTTTAGATTATAAATATGCATTACTTGGAAATGATAGTGTAGCATCTGGAGAAAATCCTATTTCTTATTCACCTGCTACATTAGATATACTTGAAACTACATTATCATTATTAGCTGAAGAATCAAAGTTATTTGAGAATAGAATGTTAGAGGAAAATAATGATGTAGATGATTTGGTTGGTAAGATACTTGCTTTCAAAGCAAATAAAGGAGCTTCTATTGGAGCTGCTGTATTACCTAATTTATATCTTAGTTTGCTCACTGAATATGATATTGATTTAAAAAGCCCAATTAGCATAGATGGTGTAACTTACGACTCATTTAAATATACTACAGAAAAAAAGAATGAGGGTAATCAAAGAAAGCAAGATACAATATCCTCTCTTATTACTATGGCTACAGATAATGCTAAAGAGCGTTTGTTTTCTAAGCTGGGTTTAAATAGACATGCATTAGGTTTGGTATCAATGATGACTTCATTAAGTGTACCTATTAGAACATCTATATTATTAATAAACAATCCCGTTATACAAGATTTGTATTCTCAAGCATTAAATAAAAAAGATAAGTTTGATCCGGGCATTGAAAAATTAGTAGAAAACAAAATAAAGGAATTAGTTGAAGATGGATCTAAATCAACATTAAAAGTTAACGATGAATTATTACTAAATGTCATTAATGAACCAGAGGGGGTAAGTGATCAAGAGACTGTAAGTATACTGTCAAAGTTTAAAGAGTTTATGGATCTTGAAACTTTTACAAATAAAATGAGTGCACCCACAAGTCTTACTAAAGGTCTAGGTAAAAATATTGCAACCGTATTAGATAAGAAAGAAAAAATACAGGAATTGCTTTCTCAAGATGCCCCATTAGATTTAACTAAAATTTATAGTAGTAATACATGGAATAGTACATATTTAAGATTGTTTAAACAGCTTACTGATGAATTATTACCGGTAACATTTTTAAGTAGTTCACCTGTTTTTCAAGATATATTAGATAATGTAGTTGACAATATAGATACAAGGGCTACAACATTAAAAACAGAAGACGTGCAAAATATTGCATTGGATCTTTTATCTTATCTTAATATAAAAGGTTATCAGTATAATCTTCTACAAAACGGGACGCTTAATGAAAAAGTATTAAGTAATGATTTAATATATCCTAATTCAGATAGATCTATTGTTGATGTTATAAATGAAATAAAAGAAGTATTAGAATCAAAAAATGAATCAAATTTCTTTATTGATAATTTTGTTATACCAGAATCTGCATCCGATGTAGGTAATAATTCAGGTCTTAATATAGCAATGGCTAATACATTTAGAAACTTATCTGCTCCACAAAAGGTGGATTTACAAAATAGCTTTGCACAACTATATGGCTCTCTTGATACTAAAAATCAAGCTCAGACAATAATTAACTATATCATGGTTAAAGATGGGTTACAATTAAGATATGGTAGTTTATTAGAAGCAATTGCTCCATTTACAATAAACAAATTTTTATCTCATATTAATACTGTTGAACAAGCGGTTAGAGGAGATGTTTCTTTTGAATCTGTATTTGGGTTATCTCAAGAAGAGTTAACAAAAGAATTTACAGAAGGTTTTCTTGAGTCTAACATTAATGGATCAAAGCTTTGGACTTTTAAAAGGTCTTCAGCAACGGGAAGTTTACAAAAGGGCGTTCAAGTAAAAGACAATGAAGTAACAGTAAACTGGATGGCAGTTGGTTTAAGTAGAGATGTTACACCAAACTATGTTAGAATTGGTGATGTACAAGGTGTAATCAAAACATATAAGTTAGATTCAGAATCTAAAACATATAAGGAAATAGATCCGTTTGGCTCTAATCAACAAACACATATTGGTTTTATGTTTGGACCTAGACCTACGTATAAAGAAGTAAGAGCTTTTGTAGATTCTAAAAATGGAACAACACAAGAAGATCCATCAGATTTTACAGTAGCAATAGATGATGCCGTAGCAATACAAGAGGAAATATTAAAAGCTGATAATGTAAATATTGAGGCAAATGAAAATAGTATTGAAGTACAACTTGATCCTGAAGCAACTATGACTAATGTTGCTGACACAGCATTACTGTTAGAGCAACTTGGGTTAAATCAAGATGCACAAGATCAAAGTGAATTAGAAGCAAATGTTATTGATAATGTTGATACATCATTACCTGAAATAGATGAGGTGGAAAGCCAGATGACTTTAGATTTTGAAATGGAACTAGAAGAACAATTTCCAACACTTACTAATTTTTGGGATGCTAACATACAAGGAAATAAAGAAGCAATGGCATCTTTGAGAGAAAATAATATCCTATCTTTGGAAGACTTCATTGATGAATATAATAACGGAATCTATGAAAATGAAGAAAGTTTCATAGATCAAATTAAAAAATGTAATTTATAAGTCATGGCTAGATGTCCTAACAAAAATACTGCAGAATATAAAGTATTACAGAATGTATACAAAACAGAGATTGCTACAAACAATGTTATAAATCAGTGGCAAGATCTTAATAATGTAGACATTTTTCCTACCGTGCTTGAAGCTGCTGATTTTGTAAGTAATCAAAAATTATTATTTGCTTTAAAACAAAGAAATTTTTCTGAAAGCCTATTAAATAATTTAAGAAGAGAAAGAATAGGTCATAGCTTTCAAAATCAATTTTATATAAATAATTCAAATCCTAATACACAAGAGTATGATGAGTTTTATTTAAATAGTAATTTAAAAAGACTTAAAAGATATCTTTCTATAAATAATATTCCAGAAAATAGAGTAACTATTGAAAGAACACCACAATCATATAGAGTTATTGTAAATGAAGATATGTTTACAACTAAAGATATGATTGAATCATCAAGGGCTTGGGATACCCCTAGAGCCAGAGCAGTTGTAATGCATCTTAAAAGAATGTTTCCTCAAGTCAATGTTCAAATGTTATCTGTATCTGATGCTGAGGCTATGTATAACGAAATGCCATCATGGAAAAAAAGCAATGTTCCTTTTGATAAGGTGAGATCTTTTTATGTAGACGGAACAGCATATTTAATAAAAGGAAGAGTAACAAATGAAGTAGCAATAGAAGAAATGCTACATCCATTTATAGATGCAATTAAAGTAGATAATCAAACATTATTTGATAATTTATTAGCTGAAGCAAGAATTAATTTTCCAGAGATGGTACAAGAAATTACTGATTCATATAATAAAGAAAGACGCTTTAGTGAAACAGACAGAAATCTAGAGATAGTTACACAAGCATTAGCTAGACATTTTAGAGAAGAATATGAAACTACACCAACAAGTAGATTTTCAAATTTAATACAAGATGTGTTAGAGTGGTTTATGAATGTTATAAACAACTTAAATGAATATCTTACAGGGAGATCAGCACCGGTATCTGCAATAAATTCAGACACCAACTTTACTGATCTTGCTAAACTCTTAAATACCGAAGGCATTCAATTCAAACTTGAGAAAAGAGTAAATGGTAAAATTAGATATAACCTTTCTCCACAAAAGAAAAAGGCTTTAGACATACAAAGGAATTCAGCAAATGGTGTACAAAAAATTATACTAGATAAAATGTTTCATGTTGCACAGACAACAGAAACAGATATTGATTTTTTATCAGCAAATCTAAAAGATACCTCTGATGGGTCAATTGTTATTCTTAATGAAAAAGATCATACATATTATAATATAAATACCGGTGAACAATATACTTCTGTCACTACGGCTATAAAAGGTAAACTAAAAAATCAAGAAGATGTACAATTAAATCTTGACTTAGGTAATGATGTAGATGCTTTATTAGATGCTATTATTGCTGGTGAAGCTTTAGATAGTGTAAGTTTAAGTTTGCTTACACCTGAAATTGCTAATCAAGTATACAATCAATTAGAATCAAGTTTAAAATTTTTGATGCCTGAAGATTCAATAGCACTATCTCAAGTAGTTCTTTTTGATGATGCCACTAAAACAGCAGGTACAGTTGATTTAATGATTATTGACAAAAACGGTAAAATTAGAATATTAGATTTAAAGACAAGTAAGAATTCAATTCAATCTAAATACTTTAGACCAACAAAAGGTGGATCATTAACACTTAAAAAATATGATAAATCTTGGGATTTGAGTTCTGAAAGCTTGCTATATCAGAAAGGAGTTCAATCATTATCTACTAGAGAGCAACATAATTTACAGGTTAACATCTACAGAAGGATGGCTGAAAATATGGGGTATCAAGTATATGAAGGTGATTATGCAGCTGCAACTATACACTTTGTAGCAGATATAACTGGCAAAGGCAAAGATCAAAAGTTTGGTGGTAAGATTCAAGCAGATGGTGTTGTGGATCACCCGCCTAGCCAGAACTTAGATATGGTAAATATGATTGTCCCTGAATCATTAGATTCTGCAAACAAAACAAAAAAGCTTGAAGAGGCTATTGCAGATCAATATAATGCACCATTTGTTCCAGAAGATCAATTTAAAAAAGATGAAGAAATAGCAGATAATATAGATATAAATGATTATCCTGAATATAATACTATTTTAGGTGCATTAGAAACTTATAGAATTGGTTTGATCAAAAAGAGAGATGCTATTGATTCTGTAAGAAGTAGTGTCTTTATGGATAGAAGTCAAAAGGATATGAAAGAAGATATTGCAAGTCATCTTGCATATATTGGGATTGCTATTGCAGAAGGTCCTGTATCTCAATCTCAGGCATATTCAGCATTGTTAAGAGATGCTCTTAAACAAATTAAAGCATTTACAGAATATGTTGAAAATCCTGAAAATTTTGCTAAACCGGAGTTTATTACTTATGTAAATAATTTTGACAGATTTATCAAAACATTTGAAGGTTTATATTCTATTGAAGAGTCTGGTGAATTAAATGCAACTCAAAGATCTTTACTATTATCACTACAACTTTCTTTAAATAAACTAGCCGGTAGCCAAACTGATGGGGCAGGTATTATTAATGAAGCAGTATCTAACTTTGTTACTGAACAAGTAAGGCTTAATTCTAACAATGATTTTGGTGGTGTGGGTAGTGCATTTACTGAGCAAGATCTTATAGATCTAATAGAAGGCAATGGTGTTAAAGATATTGATACAGTTGCGTTACAAACTAGAGACATGGCAACATCTCCAAAAGTTTTACTTGCTGTAATGGATAGATTATTCAAAGCTAAAAAACAAAGGTTGTTAGACAATATAGGATCTAGAAATGAGATATTAGCAAAAACATCAAATAAACTTCTTAAACTTTCACCTACTGATGATAGACAAAAGATTTATGATTTTATGCATGAATCTGATGGTAGATACGTTAAACCCATTGGTCAACAGTATTATGATCTACAAGATGAATTACGTAGTGTACTTTACGACAATGAAGGTCATCCTTATGTTTATAATGATATTACTGATTTAGATTCAGCATCACAAGAAGATATTAATTATAACATCAAGTTAGCAAATGATAAAAGAGCATTTAGTCAGTTTTTTGCTGCTGAGGTAAAAGATGAAGATGGTAATTTAGTTGACGGAATGTACCATAGATACACATCAGAATTTAAAGAAGAAAGAAAAAAATATGAATATTGGACACCAGGTACAGAAAATAATCCATATGGAACTTGGAGAAGAAAGAACTCAAGAACTATTTCAGATAAAGAGTATTCAATATATGAAGCAAAATATTATGATATAATTGACTACACCAAAGCACAACGTAATTCATTAGGTGAAGCAACTGGTATAGTAGTGCGTGGTCAAACATTTAGAGCTGTAAAAGAACAGTACAGAGATGTACGTTTAGAAACTGCTGATGGTAGAGATATGGCTAGTGCTAAATACAGATCTATAATGAATCCTACAGATGCATTAGGACAAGCACAAAAAGAATTCTATGATATGTATATAGATATATATGAGAATGATTTATTAAAGAAGCTTCCCGTGGGCATTATGACACAAATGATGGGTAGAACTCCTTTGGTAAAGAATAATTTTATAGATGAGCTTAAAAAGAAACCAAGCTTTTTTACAAGGGCATATGCAAAAACGATTGGTAATGAGGCCTGGAAAATATTCCAATCAACTTCACAACAACGAGGTATAGTAACTGATGAAAATGGAAACTTAATAAGTTCATTACCTATTTATTATGTTGGCAGACCAAGGCTTGAAGGTGAGTTAGAAGATATACAAAAACAAATAGTTACTTTACAAGATAAGAAAAAGAAAGGTTTAATTGGACCATCTGCTTATTCTAAAGAACTTGCTGAACTAAAAGGTAAAGAGTCAAAACTACTTGCTCAACCAGCAACAAATGAAATTAGCAGAGATCTTGGTGAATCATTAATGAAGTTTAGTGCTATGGCAGAAAACTATGAGGTGATGGGTACTATTGAAGATACTCTTCTTGCTTTTGTAAATGTAATTGAAAAAAGAGAATATCAACCCGCTGATCCTGCTATAACAACAGGGACAAGAATAGATGGTGCTTTTAAAGAAAGAGGTATAATAAAAGGTGCTGATTCTAATATATTAAGGAAAGCAAAGAAATGGATGTCTATGACATACTATGAAGAAGATTCCATGAGCAAAGGTGCAGTGGATAAAATATCTGATGGATTGATTCAGCTATCTTCATTATCTTATGTAGCATTTAACCCATTTGGTAACTTTAATAACTATGTTATTGGTAGGATTAACAATAATATAGAAATGCTTGGCTCAAGGTTCTTTAGTAAGAAAGCATATAGAAGAGCAACTTGGGAATTTAATAAAAGGGCAGTTCCGGATTTAGTCCAAAGGTCTTCTTATGTTGTTGGTGATTTAGGTGATGTATTGACTTTTGGTTTAGTTCCAGGTTTAAAAAATTCAACATATGATGCTAAAAAACCAAATAGTAAATATGAAGCATTTGTTGATATGTTTAGAATGATGGATAAAATGTCAGATCTACGTGAACAAACAACAGATACAAGCACTGGCAGGAGTTGGTTTTCTAGAGCAAGTGAATGGGGATATATACTTCAAGATGCTGCAGAATATAATGTTCAAACTAAAGTTGGTATGGCAATATTAATGGATACTCAACTTAAAAATAGTGAAACGGGTGAATCAATGTCTTTATATGATGCTTTTACATATGACCCTAAAACACACAAAAATAAAATAAAAGATGGTTTTGATACTGTAATAAAAAGAAATGGACAAGAGGTACCATATACTGATGAATTCAGATATGAAATAAGAAATGAAATAAGAGAGGTGAATAAACAAATTCATGGTAACTATGCAAAAGAAGATAGAGTTGTTATGCAAAGTACTACCATAGGTAAATTAGCTTTTCAATTTCATAAATGGGTTGCTCCAGCTATTAGAGCAAGATATCAAAGAGAATATTTTGATCAGAACTTAGGTTGGATGGAAGGAAGATATATATCTGCATTTAAGTTTTTAAACTATGTTAAGGGTGAGTTAGTAAAAGGTAATAAAGAATTTTCTAAATATGATGAAGGTTTCTTAGAAGCCTATGGTTATACAGGTGAAGGTGGTAATTTAGACCAAAGAGCTAAAAATAAACTATATGGGTTTTATAGAAGTATGGGTGAGATAGGTATTATGTTATCTACTTTTGTTTTATCTCAAGTATTATCAAGTTTACTAGCCGGTGAAGATGATGATAGTGATACAACTAAAAGGTTAAAGAATATAATAAGATACCAGGCAGATAGAACTTATAAGGAACTTGTAATGTTTACACCATTACCTGATGGTTTAGAGCAGCAATATCAAATGTTTAAATCACCAATAGCAGCAACAAGAACTATGGGTGAATTAGGTGAAGCAATATCATTAAGTATAACAACACCAATGGCGTATTTGTATTATAGTGATGAGGAGTTTAGAACTAACTCTAATTATGTATATCAACAAAAACCTAGAAAAGGACAACTTAAAGTTTATAAAAACTGGAAAGATGTAATTCCTATTCTATATTCTATACAAAAGTATGATGCTTACTTAAGAATGAACAACTACTTCATTAAATAAGACAAATTTACAGTTAAAATGTTTTAATAACTGAGAGATATTCTCTATATTATAGTATAAACCAACTGAATTTAAAATAATATTAATATTTAAATATGAAAAAATATTTAAGTCTGTTGGTTTTTATTGTGGTTCTTTGTTTACCTAATACTTCTCACTCACAAGAAGTAAAACAAAAAGGTAAATTCTTCAAAGCATTGTACGAAGACTTTTTACAGTATGGAACTATATATGCAGCAGGAGATGCACGCAATTCTTACCAGACAAGCAGACAAGACTTTTTTGTAGAACGACCAGCGGATGGTGATCTTTATGCTATTCCCCGTGTAATAGATGTAACAGAATACTTTGACTTTGATTATAGAATAGGATTTGGAATAAGGAAACTAGCTAGATTTAACTATGAAAGAAAGCCAAGAAATTGGTATGACGGAACTGAACAACAATTAGCATTCACAGCCCCATCTTCAGCTCTAACAGGATTAGAGTATCAGTTGCATTTTGAAAAAGAAAGATTACGTGGTGAAGAATTTAATAACCATAGAATATTTATTAAGCATACTGGTAAGTATCATATAGTTAAAGCTGAATCAAGAGAAGTAGGAAGCATTAACTTAAACTACAAGTCAGCTGAAGCCAGACTAAGACTACCACTAGGTAAAAAGTTTAGTATTTCAGCCGGTGCAATCTACCGTACACATGAACGTGCTTATGGTTATAATCCAATTGAGATATGGCTTAATGAAACTGAACAGTTTTTTGACCAAGATGGTAATCCTTTTTTAGATGAGAATGGTAATCCTATTGAGTTTCCATCAAACCCTTGGTATTCTTTAGGATTTGAATATGGTTATACTGATCACTACACTACATATACTGATGCGGCTACAGGGGAAGAAACTACTGATTGGATTTGGAAAGATGCTGATGGAAATATAGTAGCTTATTCTGATATTGATTTTAGAAATACAGTTTTTAGAGATTTAATAAATAGATACAATAACGAACAATGGGATCTTTTAAGTGGATTTGGAGAGATAGCACCTATAATTGGTTTTGATTTTTACCACTATAAAAGTAAGTTTTGGTTGCATGCTTATGCTAACTACATACTACCTAATCATAAATACATCTCTGGAGATGTAGACTTTAGTTATTTAAATAGAAATAACTGGGGTAAAGGTGGACTAAGACAAGATTCTGAACATGAACAATGGGATGATTACAATGTGGGAATTAACTTAGGATGGAAATTAAGTAGACACTTTGGAGTCTTTATAGAAGGAGAATATGGCAAATTTTGGGATAGTGAACTATATCAAAGTAGCATTGGATTAAATTTTTCATTTAAATAATAAATAATGGCACAACAAGCACCTCAGATAGGGGAACAAACTAAAGTAACTTTAGATTTAAAAACAATTGGTATGATAGTAGGATTTGTAGTTTCTCTGTCAACTATGTGGTTTACACTTAAGGCGGATATAGCATTAGCTATGGAGAGGCCTGAGCCCCCAATTGAAAGAGTAGAATATGATCTAAAAGATGAACTAATAAGAGAAACTATAATGACCACACAAGAAGATGTTGAGGAAATCAAACAAACCTTAGCTAAGATGGAAGAGCGTTTATACGAACTAAGTCAAAGATAGACATGAAAAATTTAATGTTAATTTTATTATTCATTACTTGCAATACTATGCATGCACAGGAATGGATAACGGATGATAATTTTGATACTAAAATTAGTGGAACAAATTCTTATGGGGAATCATATGCTGTTGTAATAGTAGAATTTTATGCTGACTTTAATAAAGATAATGAATTTAAAGAATGGGATAAACTTACAGGAGTTAAATATTATAAGTGTGATATTAAAGAAGCACCTAAAGCAAAAAAGAGTTATAAAGTTAGAATGGCACCTACTATAATAATCTTTGCAGAAGGTATACAATATGAAGACTATAGAGCGGGTCTTGATCTAGTATGCCCAATAGATCTTTCTGAACTACAGGAAGCAGTAACTAAAGCTAATACTTATTAGTTCTTCACAAACATGTAGTTGTGGTAAACCCATGACATACTATGAAGGGACCATTGAAGATGGCCCCTTTTTCTTTTGTAACTCATGTGATTCTATACATTTTATTCATCAGTCAAAGAACGAATGTAAATAGCTCTATCATATGCATCTTGTATTGAGTCTTGCTTAGTATAGATAATAGTATCATTATTATCAATGTACCAGTCTAAGACTTCAGGATCCGTATCTGGGTTGTACTCCGATTTACAGCCTAGGCAAACCAAGAGCAATAACAGCTTAACCTTCACAACTAGAACATTCTAATATATTACGAGCAAAATCTTGAGCACTACTTTGACTAAATTGATAATATAAAGTCTTGACTCCTTCATCATGTGCATATAAATACAACGCATTAATATCCTTAGCTGATACTGATGGATGTATCATAAGATTTAAAGATTGAGATTGATCAATATACTGTTGTCTTTGGGCAGCTTGTAGAACTAATTCTTTAGGCGTTATTTCTACAAATGACTTAAATACAGTTTTAGTAGGGAAGTCTAAGTGTTGTACAGACCCATCTTTCTTAAGTATACTAGCCCAAGTCTTCTTAGTGTTTAATCCATACTTTTCTAACTCTTCTTCTAAAAATGGATTCTTGTATATTGTTTTGGACTTAGCAAGATCCTTAATAAAATAATTAGATTTTATTGGCTCAATACCCATAGACACAGCACCATGGATAAATGAACTAGATTTAGTAGGAGCAATAGCCATAAGAGTTGTGTTTGCATAACCTTCACGTAAGGATCTATATCCTCTGTGTTCATATAACCATCTTGATGCTTCATCTGATATTTCTTTTAAATGTTTAAAAATATGATTGTTTAGTTGTTTAGCTGCTAGTGACTCAAACTCTATCAGCTTTGATTGAAATAAACTATGATATCCCAATACTCCTAAACCAATAGCTCTATGTTTGCTAGCAAAGTTATAAGCCCTTTTAAGGCCAGCTTTGACCTCAGCCTTTTTGATGAACTCATCCATAACAGCATTTAAAAAGAACACATATGTTTCTATAGCATCTGTTTTAATAATTTCATCCCAGTGTAATAAATTTATAGATCCTAAACAACAAACAAAAGAGTTATAAGTATCAGTAGGTAATTGTATTTCTGAACATAAGTTTGATGCATTGATTTTCATTCCTAGCTCTTTGTAAGGGCTATTGTTATTTGAGTTATCAGTAAACATTATATAAGGATACCCAAATTCACTTCTTCTTTGAATTACTTTAGCCCAAATTTTACGTTTGATTTTATCTCCCCCACGCATTTGTTCTAACCAATTAGTACTAACAGTAACACCATACTGCAAATTTTGTATTAGGTTTCCTTCAGTACCAATATCTAAAAATTCTTCTATGTCTGCATGCTCAATTGGTAGATAAGCTGCACAAGCACCTCTTCTTGCTTCTGATTGTTTACATACATCAACTACAGTATCATATATTCTAGCATAGTGTACAGGACCATCAGCCAAACCACCGGTAGATATGACAGATCCTCTAGGTCTTATATTCCCAAGATAACAACTTGTACCTCCACCATACTTAGACATCATTCCTATTTCACGACCTGCATTAAGTATGCTATCTAAATTGTCATCTATGTTAGAACCATAACAACTAATAGGTAATCCTTTTTGTTTTCCAAAGTTAATCCATACAGGTGTTGATAGACTATAAAATCCTTTAGACATGTATTTTTCAAACTTCTCAGCAAACCCAGGCATGTGTAGATATTTCTCAGCTGTATTTGCTATGTCTTTTATTCTTTGTTCTGGTTCTTCTGTTATATATCCTCTTGATAAAAATTTGCGGCTATCTTCATTAAGCCAATAGTATTTATTATACTCCATTTATTTTGGTTTTAAAATATGTCATCAACTGTGATGCTTTTGCTTTTTTTATTGTAATCAACACTTTTCTTGTAGAAAAAGTCTCCTTCTTTGGTTCCTGTTATTTCTATATCAAACCATTCTACTGCTTCTAGTAAGTTCTCATCAACATTAAATATTGATTTCATCCCTATTTTTTCTAAAGAATTATTAAAACGATTCATAATAAAGTTTTTAATTGTTTCTTTAGGTAAAAAACTTAGCTCTCCTTTTTCAAAAATCCAATCTAATATACCACATTCTGCTTCATAAGCCTTAATACATGCAGAATTAATTAAACTTTTAAATTCATCATCAAACCATTCAGGGTTTTCTTTTTTAATAATGTTAATAATTTCTGCACCAAAGTTTCCGTGTATTTCTTCTTCTTTACTGGTAGCCTCAACAACGTTAGATATACCCTTGAGCACATTCTTTTCTTTGTTAAAGCTCATCATAATTAAGAACTGACTAAATAGACTTACATGTTCTATAAATAAAGAGAATAGTAATACAGACTTAGTATACATTTTATTATCTCTAGAGCGTGTGCCATCTAAATATTTTTTTAAGTATTTGATTCTATTAGCAATAGCAGGCACCTCAACTACATTTTGAAATTCTTTTTCTAGACCAAGAATTCTTAATAGTCTTGCATAAGCATCTTTATGTCTTACTTCTGATTCAGCAAAAGTAAAACCTACATCACCTATTTCTGTAATAGGCATGCGTTTATATAAGTCTCCCCAGAAAGTCTTTACATTAACTTCTATTTGTGCAATTGCTAACATAGTTTTTTTAATAACATCTTTTTCATTATTTGAAATTGTTATTTTAAAATCTTGTATGTCTTCTGTAAAATTAAATTCTGTGTCTATCCAGTAGGAATGTCTTATTGCATCTTTGTATG